CTGAACAAGTAACAACTGTGTCAGTTGTACTTAATTTTACAAAAGTGTATTGAAGGGCTGATAAGTCAGCGCCAGCAACTCTTGTAATTTTTACTGAATAATTACTAAATTCAAATGCCATTTTACTTAGCACCCTTCTCGGTTAGATATTGGCTGTAAAGGTCAGGGTTGTTTAACGCAACATCGGCAATGGCTTGAGCCATTGACTTTGATGCACCCTCATCAACGGCAGACTTAGCAAGCGTAGTCATACGCTCATAAGCATTACCTGATTTGAAGTCCGCAGATTTGCCGATTTCTGCAAAAATTGATGCTGACTCAGCCTGAGCATTGACTGAAGAAAGAATCTCTTCAACACTCTTTGCTAGTTCTGAATCTGTCTCAGACAAACGACGAAGCGCTGGTCCAACTTTTTCAGCATTAAGATTGAGATTAGCCCAACCCTTTGCTTTTTCAACTGATTGAGCATCGGCACGGGCTTCACGCTCTTTACGAAGTTCAGCGGTTGCCTCCTCTGCTTGCTTTTTCAAGTCTGTAATCATTTTAACAACTGATTCGGGAGCGGATTTCATATATTCCTCATCCACTTTAGGTTTCATTGAGTCCTCGTTCATCGCCATCTTTAATTCTTCTATTTCAGGCTTTTGGTTTTTTTCGGCGAGTTGTGCCTCGAGTTCAGCGATACGGGCATCTGCCGCCGCTAATTGTTCCTCAACGGTTTTTTCAACCTTAACTTCAGTTGCCTCGGTAGTTTTCATATCCTCCATGTTGGAGTCCTCCTTGGTCAGCGATTTGTCGAGAACCCTCTGAACTTCAGATTCGGATGCTGACTTCATTACAAGCCAACCTTCATGTAAGTGCGCTGGATGGTCTACTCCACTCGTTTCTTCGATGGCTAAATTCACCATTTTGCGGGTACGGGGTTTTGACATTTATGCTCCTAACAAACTAGAGGTGAGTCTTTTTAGCATAGGGCTAATAAAACTAACCTCGGGTCTTGACAGACAAAGAATACCATAGGTGTAATTCGAGCCTATTTATTGGTTTGCTAAAACCCTTGTCTTGGTTAGGGCTTCGATTAAATTAGGTGAAACCCACATTGAAAAAGGGTTCTCATTAGCCCAAAACCGAGCCAACCTAAAATGAAAATCAGTTTGGTCTATTTTTGTCCAAACAAAAAATGCTTGAGAATCATTAGGTAGATTTACTTGGATTCCTGCATACCCAGGCGGGGTTGAAACTCGATAAGAAGAAATGCCCATAGATTTAAGAACTTGTATTGTGTCATCAATAACGCTTGGCATTACTTCTTTTTCCTTGGATAATCCATTGTGTCCATCCATCTAGGGTCATCAGCATCTAATTCTTCAAACTCTTCTTCAGAATCATCTTTGTAAGGAACAAAGTTTTGTTTTGGATTTTTTGGTTCAGATGAATCTTCACCCTCAGAGTCATCTCCATTACGCCAAGAACCATGACTCGACTGGTCATGGTCGCCGTGCTTCTCAAGAATTACTTTTTTTTTAGTGTTGAAACTTTATGTCCAACTTTAGTATCAGTTGGTTTACCATCACGGTATAAAACAATTAACGCGGCTGGGTCATCTTCTGAGCCTTCAATTTCAAATGATGAATCAGGAACATTGATTTTTCCTGAGCGTTCAATTCTTAAAACTTTACCTTCGGCTGTTCCACCTGATGCGTTCCATGAAACTCTATCTCCAACTGAAACATTTTTTTCAAATGCTAATAGTTTGCTTTTTATTGCTTTGTTAATCTCTCCACCCATTAGGCGTATTGCCCGTTGAACTGTTGATTTTGCGTAACCACTAAGTCCTTTGAAACCAAACTTTTTTACATCTTCTTCAATCATCTTGAACTCGTCCTCGTCCATACCAGCCAAAGGTCCTTTGCGAAGTTCCGCTAACATCCGTGAATCTTTTTTCATACGGTTTCTACTTTCTTTGGTTTTTTCTTTGACGGTGACATTATTGTATCAACATGTACATCGGACACAGTTGGCTCGTTCTTTTCTAAGTCTATATCAACGAATAAACGCTCTGCTTTACCACCAATTGAATAGCCACGAATCTTTCCTTCGGTAACCATGTTCCATGCCCAAGGCTCCCAAATGACACCAAGGAAAACTGTATTAGGTGGATATGTGTGTTCTAAATCTTGACCTTCAGGTGTTTTAATTGGAACTGTTAATGAATATGGGAAAGCCATAACTTCTACCCATTCTCCAGCAACTACATCTCTATTGTGTTGTAAACGAATACGACGGTCATTACTTTTTACATAATCCCAAACTGCTTTTTGTAATTCATCTGAATCTGTCCACTCTCCATGAGCATCTTCCATATCAGGGATATACATTGCGCCAAGTGTGTAACGCTTCTCCCCTTCGGCTTTCTGTAAATCAAACTTACCTAAAGACTTTGTAGCATCTTCGGTAAACACATCAGGAAAAATTTGACGGGCTACATCCTCGGTAACTTCTTGGAATTCTCCCTCGCCTTGAGTTAGATAGCCGACAACATCGCTATCAGGGTTATCCACCCAAGCCTTGCTTCGAATGTCCCATCTGTCCTCAGTAATGGTCGTCTCGCCTACCTCAAAACGATAAATGTTTATCGCTTCGTTGTTTGCGCCTAATTTTGCGAAATACCGCATACGGCTATACCTCCTCTCGTTATTCTCCACATTATATCAACCCCCGTTGATTTTACCAAACCTGCTTGTTGAGCGGTCTCAAAAGTCTGTGTCACTAGCGTTCCAATGGTCAATAGTTTGCCCATATTGGCTGGTCTAGGGATTGCTCGAGCCTTTTCAACCATTCCATCCCATAAAGATTTACGCTCTGTGTTGTCTTTGGATACACGGTATTTCTCATAAGAATCATGTAAATCTACTTCTTTAATTTTGTGAGATGACGGTGTGTGTAGTTGTAGTTCAACTTTAACTCCCTCTTTACTAATTTTAATGTTAGTGCCGTCATAAGGGTCACCTGCTTGCCAAAAGTTTTTAACTGAATCAACTTTCCAACCAGTTTGCTCAACAGCCTTAACTGTTTTTTCTACACCATCCGTGTAATTATTTTCATCAACATTAAGTGTATAGCGAACAGCATCAGAAATTGAGTTAGCCGCTTTCTCTCTATCTCCGCCGTGGTCTTTCTCGGCATCTTGGTCAATCTTGCGAGCAAGAGAATCTGTGGACTTTAATCTTTGTACAAGAGAATTTTTGCCATTTAATTCAGCAAAATCAGCATCGATACTTTTAGCAATACCCTCCATCAAAGAGGTGACTACTGGCTCAACTGCTTCAGCGTCTCTTCTGATTCGTTCGGCTTGTTTAACTGCTTCAGGGCTTCGCTCTGAGGATGCAGGTTTATCTGAAGCCATAGCGGGGCGACCAGTCGAACCCTTATCTTCTCCACCACCAGTTCCAGTAGACCAACTTCCATGACTTGATTGGTCATGGTCTCCGTGCTTTTCCATTGCGTTTTCATATCTATCCACCATCGATTCTGCCCAAGCGAATCCAGCGTCTCCGCCCCAAGCGTCCCATGACACTCGACCAGCGCTAGGGAATCCTTTTTCACCACGATTAAATCCAAGGGCTTGTCCATCAACTTTGTGTCGAGAAAGAAAAGATTTCATACGCTTTAAGGTTTGGATAGAAACACTTTCACCACGGGCTAATTGACCCGCTCTAGTTCTACCGACTGAAGTAAATCCATCACCAGCAAAACCTTTATCAATCCATTCAATTGCTCGTTGCGCCGCATCTCTTACTGATTGAGGAGGCGTAAAACTATCCTCGGCTTTTTCAACTGATTCAATTCGCATTTGATAGCCATTGACTGTAAAGAAAGTTTTGATGTTACCCACGGTGTCGCCCGTGGCTTTAATGACATCTAGGACTGTCTCGGCTGGCAATCCAGCCATTGTCGTTAGGTCTACATCATCGATTGAATCAATAAGAATTTCGTATCTATCCCAGTCATCCTTTGGGCGTTCCATCTTGCGTCTAGCCATCTCGTTAAGAACAGTATGGTGAACCTCGATTTCAGCCGAGGTTGGAGACGCTGATTTATGGACATTCGTGTGGAGCGCGAGTAGTTCCTCAACGCTTAGATGAATTAGTTTGGGTGCAATATCCGCCATGTTCTAAGAGTAGCGGATGGTATTACTACTCGGGTTTATTTCCTTGAAGTATGGTTGAAATTTCATCCATAATCTTTAATTCGTCCTCGTTAGATGCACCAGTATCAGAGGTGAACTCAACCTTTTCGGACCATTTGGAATAAGCCTCTTGGATAGCCTTTTGTGTCTCTCGTCTGCTCATAACCTAATTATACCCTAGTTTAGTTCTTTTTTGTAGGTGCTGGTTTTTCACGGGCTGTTCCGTCATAAATTAAGCCATCTCCATCAAGGTCAATAGGTCCTCGAAGAAGTTTTTGACCTTCAGCAGTCAATGACTTTGTATATTTCATTCTTAAGTCATACATCAATTCTTTTCCAGCCCAAGTTCCAGTCGCCTCTGCTTTTTCTTTTGAATATCCTATGTTTGCAAAATGAGCGGGTAGTGGAAAATCATCTTCTTTCAAATCTTTGACTGAGCCAAAAGCAGGATATTTATATCCACTTTCATCCTCAAAATAAGGAGAATAATCATTTGTTGCTCTTGACATTAAAGTATCAAACTCGGCTCTTTCAGGGGAGCCTTCAGCAAACCAACCACTATCGTCATCAACCATAGAGGCAACTTTTTGAGAGATGTTATCTAAGTTTTCTTGCACTCTGTCAGGCTTCCAGTCGTAACCTGCTCTTGCCCAATGGCGAGCGCCATCCCATGCAGTTCCAACTTCGATATAGCCAAAGCCTTTAGCGGTATACCAAGCCTCTGATTGTTCAATAAATGCTTTGCCAAAACCTGTACCTATATGGTCCTCGTCTAAGCGCAAGACTGAGTGTTCAACATTCCAAACTCCATCTTTTTGAAAAAATCGGCGTTCAAATTCTCCAGCCAAATTTCCTTCTTGGTTGATAACATCTCCTCTAATGTAAATGTTGTAGCCGTCGGCACTAACATCATTAACATTCGCACTAAGAGTTATTTCTTCTCCGTTGATACTTGTTCCAGTATGGCTCACACCAAAAACATCCTGCAATGCGTACATCGCTGATTCGGTGTCGGGAACATCTCCATCGCTTGCTTGAAGGTATTCGTCTAGGGTTTCACTATTAGACTCTACATAGGTAGCAACCATTTCATTTTGTACATTTTCATAGATAGTTGTTTTTTCTTGTTCTGTGTATTCGTGATTAGGAAATTCTTCTTGAAGGTTTTTTAGACGATATGCAACTAATTCATCAATACCTGAAGTCGCATCCGCATAAAGGTCAGAATCGTTTTCTACGACAAGAGTTTTATCTTCGTCGGTATATTCTTTTTTGCCTTTTAATAAAGTATTTAATTCATCGATTGATGGACCAACTTTATCCATTGCTTCAATACGAGATATTTCATCAGCCGTATAGCCTCTAGCCCAGTTACCGTGTTCGGACTGGTCATGCTCACCGTGTTTTAGTACGGGTTTCAAACCATAATCAAAGTAAATTACTTTGAGGGTTTTGCTAACTTTGCCCAAATCTCTTTGGCGTAAGCGTCTATCTGCTCGTCCGTCATGTTCGACATATCGGGCAGTTGTACCGCTTCGAGTTTTTTTGATGCCACCTGTTCCTCCTGTTTCTATTTCTTTTAAGTTCGCTACATCCCATATTGAGATTTGGTCGCGTTCACGACCCCGAGAGATAGCCTCTCCCTCGTCCTTAATGTTTTCTGATACATCAAGGTAGACCTGTCCATCATCCGTATTGTGCCATAACCCTAGGTAGTTATTCGAATTATTGAACTCAGATTTATGCTGTTTCATGTAGGAGGAAAGAATCTCAGCGCCTTTAGCCTCATTAAAAAAGTCATCAGCCTTGACTATCGCCGCGAACTTCTTGCCCTTAGCCACCATAAAGCCGTCTTTAGGGCTGGAGCCGTCCTTCATATCAACGGTTAGCCCTCCATTGGCTTTGACGCTCTCAAGGGTCGAGCGGACTATCTCAGGGGCTACCTGAAGCCCTTGCGCCCATGAGCCATGAGAACTTTGGTCGTGGTCTCCGTGCTTGGCTATAACCAATTCTATATTTTCTAATTTTAATCTAAATTTATTATCTATCATTAGTTTTTTCTTTCTAATAAATAGTTTCCATCTTTATCTTTTCCCACAAACTTAAATTCTGTATTTCTTGGTAAAATTATTTCATTCTCAAAAGCATTTTTATTAGCCGCCGCTTCTTGATTGTAATTGACGGCAAGACCTTTGCCAAATTCCCCGTTGTATATGATGGCAACAACATCATCTGTTTTCTTGTCGATATTTCCAAGATTTTCTCGTAATTTTGAATCTGTTCTCAAATCGACTGATGTTGTACTCACAAATCCTTTTTCAGAAAAACTATCTCCCTCTTTCAAATTTCTTAAGGTATCAACTGATACTACTCGAAAAACAAGTTTATCTTTCAAAACTTGAGGCGCCTCATCTATTGCTAAATCTAATGCCTCGGTAGTTTTTTCAATAAGTTTTTCTACTGTTTTAACCGCTAAGTCTGCGTCATCTCCCCTAGCATCATCTGTATCAATTTCAGCGGCATCAATTAAAACACCTGGGATTCTATCTAAGAATTCATCTTTCTCAGACATAATTAACTCATAAGTATCTCCACTTCTTTGATACTCGTTAATAAGTTTATATCCGTTATGAGTATAGGAATAAAGAGCAGATTGAGAAGATTCTTCGCTGAATGTAAATCCTTCATGCGCTCTTTCTAATTCCGAAGCGGAAACTCCCGATGCGCCACCCGTAGCCCATGAGCCGTGGCTTGACTGGTCGTGGTCTCCGTGTTTTTTTACATCTTTGGCTCGGGTTATCTCAACATCCTCAAGCGTGGTTATGAATCTACTCATTTGTCCATCCTTTGAAAAACTCCTACTTTCATTGGGTCGCCACTCCCAACACTAACAGTTTTATATCCCATAAATTTCAAAGATGTATTTCTTGGTAATAAAATTTCTCTTTCGTTGTTAGCGGCGGAAACATTGTCAAACAAATCTACAACAGCATTTTTTAGATAATCAACTGCTAGACCTTTGCCTTTTTTAGATTCACTTGGCAAAAGAATTGATGGTGTGTCATCTGTGGTTCTAATCATTTGTAAATTTTGCAATACTTCTAAGCCTTCTTGCCTAGTTATATCAACTCTAGTTGTAGACATAAAGCCTTTATCTGTCAATACATCTCCTACTTCAAGAGTATCTGTAATACTTTTATCAAACACTCGGTATAAATTTTTGTCTCCAAAAAATTCAGGCGCTTCTTCTATGAGTTTATCCAAATCGCCAACTCTATATTCTTGCATTTGACGGTATTGTTTGGCATCAATCGAATCGTTTTCATCAGGCTCTCTATTAAATCTTCGTAAATATCCATTTATTTCTGCATAACCATCTGCTGTGTAAGTGTTCAAACTTCTTATTTCTTCACGGGAGATTCCAACAGGGTCTTTACTTCCATCAGTTTTAATCCCGTAAGTATCAAAGTAAGTGTTTTGTGCTTTTTCGCCATCGTAGATTTCATTAAAGTTACCTGAAGCCCAACTACCGTGCGTTGATTGGTCGTGGTCGCCGTGTTTTACAACACTACTCCAGCCTTTTGCATCGTCTGACAAAGAATAAGAATGGCTGATTTTCATATTATCAGGAGCATAGGTTCTAGCCATATTTAACATGGCGGTAGCAATACCTTGGCGTTGATATTGTTCATCAACATAAACACCATCTATTATTGAACTTGTTCTACCTTCGGTAGCCAATGAACCGATTTGTTTTCTACCTTCTTTACCGCTTCTTAATGTTTTTGGCTCGTAGGCTCTAACTTCAATTATGTTATTTCCTTCAGGTGTTTTAATGTTTTCTTGCCACAACAAATAAGTTTTATCATCTTTCGTTTTATATTTTGCTTCTATTTTTTGATAGAGGTTTTTATCTTCCTCATCGTATTTGTCTCTCTCGTAATCACCTGTTTTAATATCAGTAATCCGTTCGTGAATTTCTTTTTCTTTTTCAGAACCTTGGGTTGCCCAAGCGCCGTGGTCAGTTTGGTCATGGTCACCATGTTTAAGGACTGGCTTATATCCAAGAGGAAATGCGATTGTGATACTCATGAGCGTCTCTCAGGTGGAATGATTACCATGGTGCAACGACAATTAGGGTGAACTCTGCCTGGAGTTTCATCTCCGCTAGAAAATGCTCCGTCCCAAGGAACTATCTCGCCATCTAATTCTAAACATATTTCGCAGGTGCGTTCATCTTGAGCAATAATCCACATCTTTTGTGATTCAACATCTACATAACCTTCTTTAGCCGCTTGGTTCCATCCCTCTTGGCGTCCTTCGTTTTGAGCAATCTGAATCTCTGTTCGAGCAATCATGGTGGCTCTCTTGCTCTTAAGAGAATCTGAATAACGGGTAGAGCGTTCGATTGCTTTAGCGCGAGCGGCTTCTTCTTTTATTCCGCTTTTAACTAATCGGGCATACTCTTTTTTCTCAAAGTTAGTTACTGCATCAGCGAATCTTGGATGTAGCCCTACAACACTTTTAATTCTTCGGGCTGTTGCTCTGTAATCTAAGCCCTCATTGAAAGCATCGATGATTGCTTTGCGAACTGACAGACGAGTTAGTGCATCAATCGAGGTTACAAGTTCTCCAGCACGGCGTTGAGCAAAGGCTAAAGAGTTTGGGTTTGTTTTATTAAAGGACATAGTGAATTCAACTTTAGGTGGTTTTGGTTGCGCCCATATAGGAATTTTTGTGAACTCAAGGTTAGCCAATGCTGGTCTATTTTCTATCTTTACTTTAGAAGGTGAGAAGGCAGGGAGGGCTAATTTAGGAGCAATCTTTTGAATTTGTTTAATGGCATCCTTGCCACCAATATCAATTGAATTTAGAAGTGAATCTCTAATGCTCTTTTGATTAGCAATAGTTATGGTTGATAATAAACGCTCTAAGGTTTCAGGGTTCATGTTACGAAGCAGGGACTCAAGTTGTCTCATCGAGATTTTATCTGTGGCTCGCTGAATTGATTGATACAAAGTACGAGCAAGTTCTTGTTCTTGAGGTGTTAGTGGAACTCTTTTGTTACGCGCCTTTTCAAAGGGATGTACAAAATGTAGTGCCATCTCTAACCAACTTCAGGGGGTTGCGGAGCCTCCGTAGTTGGAGCAGGTGGTAATTCTTCTTCACCTGATGTTGCTGGTTCTTCAGGCATGGGAGGCATCCCTGCCGCTTCAGGCATAGGTGGCATACCAAAATTCTGTCCATCATGTTCGGCAGGTGGTAATCCAGCGAGGTCGCGTAGATACTCTTCCAACTTAGGGTCAGGAACTATTGCACCTGTTTGTACCAAGTTGCCAACAAATCCAGCAATCTCATTCAAATCAACATGGCTTACTTCACCATAAGTTAGATAAGGAGCGCGAGCAACATCCATGCCATTTAGTTTTAATAAACGAGGAATAGCATGTTGGTTAATTACTTCAGCAATACTTTTAGCAATTGCATCAACTGACATCGACCACAAATCCATCTTGGAAGTTCCAAGGGCGTAGGAACCAACTCGGTCAGAGCCAAGGAGAATAAAGTCAGAAAGGATTGACATTGCAATTCTTTGGTCATAGCGCTGGATAACTTTGTCTGTATCAAACTGACGAGAACCGCCTGAAGATAAAAGAACTAAATCAAATACTTTGTGTCCTTGGTCGTCATACATCGAGGGCATAATGATTCCCTCTTGCTCATTACGCTTAATAGAAGTAACGATGCTTTGGATTGATGCAAGAACTGAGGCTTGCTCGGCTGTTGCTGATGATGAAAGGAACTCAGGTGGTACATAAGCAACTGGTAGACCTGCTAAGTCACGCTCAATACCGATTGCTTCAATCTCTTCAATACGACGCTTGAAGTACCAAGAGCGATAAGCGTTACGAAGAATAGAACGACCTTCAGGGTTATTCTTTTGTGTATGGGTACGGAATAACAAAGCCTTCTCAATTGGAATTGTATGGATACCACCCGCTGATGGGTCTACTTGAACCATGGCTTGAATACCGCCATCGTCATCCATTTCCCAACGGAATAAAGTTTCTTGGGCGCGAATAGGCATTTTGCGCCAACCAATACGACCATCATTATATTTAGATTTACGCTGTGGGTTTTTGCTATCGCCTTCACGGATTTTGTAAACAATCTCATGATATGAAAAACCAAAGACAAGCATTGAAAGTATTTGAGATAAAGCAGAGTCCCAAGACTCGCTCATATCATGTATACAAGATTCTACGAATACTGCTACTTCTTTATCTTGCTTAGAAATATCTCCGTCTTGAGAATCATCTGAGAAAGGGTCTACACGCCATTCAAGACGAGTAATAACTTTTTCTATTGCATACAACATTGAGCCGATGGTCGGGTCGTTGTCCGCCATCTCTCGATAGATTCTTGCTCCGCGTTGTCCACGCAGATTAACTAAAAATTCTTCAAAGACCGTTCCACCTGAACGGCGTAAACCAGTAGAACCTAACTCTTGTAAATCGGGCGTTATTTTCTCAGCCATTTAACCCTCTACTCTTTGGTTGCTAATCCTACGACAATTGCGATTGCCTGTTGCTCATTGAATCCCGCATTTATCAACTCCGAAAATACTTCGTGAGTTTGAATTGCGAAAGCCCGTAAAACAGACACGACAGCCTCACGATTGGGTGAAAGGTTATCGTACACCTGTCGATTATACCGTTAAGCGGATTTAGCCTTTTTATTCTCCGTCTGAAACAAGTTCAAAAGAGTTAATTCTTTTGTTAGTTATTCCTAGAGCAGATTTCAAAGCCAAATCTCTGTCGCCAACTTGAGCAAAGAGACGATTTTCTAATTCGCCACCAATTGCATCAAAGCGTCGGAAGTAGATGTTGTAAGGCAAAGCATCCCGTTGGATGTTTAACTCAATCTCAACATACTCTTTTAGAGCAATTTCTTGAGATACAAATGGTTTACCATTCGAATCAACAACAACTTTTGAACCTGCTAATTCCTTTGTGAAGAAATCAGTCCAAGCCATTTACAACCCCTTTCGAGAGTTTTTCAACCCCGATTATACTACATAAGGGTTAGAAAGGTGCAATGTCAGATATTGGCATACTCCAAGCATCTGAAGGCGTCTTAGGTGTATCTGTGCGAGTGGTTGTACTTACTTGAGCAACTGTATGGCGCTTCATGTCAATGCCTAAGTTCCAAGCGGTAACTACAATCTTTGAGCGTTTAGCCCCTGTTACTTTGTCATCCCAGTTTTCTTGAACTGCGGTGCCTACAACAATTACTGACATTCCCTTGCCTAAAGAGTCTGCACAATTTTCAGCAGTCTTGCCCCATGCTTTTACATCCCAAAAAGTTGTATCTACATTGTCCCAAGTTCCGTCAGGTTTCTTACTGGACTTAGATGTAACAACTGTAAAGATTGCTAAGGCTTTACCGTTGGGAGTAAATTTTAATTCAGGGTCATTAACTATATTTCCTGTAATTGTTATTGGTGCGCTCATGCTGTGTGCCTTTCGTTAGTTATTGGTTTGGCGATTATGTTTAGTTTTTTTCTTATGTTGTCGCGTTCATTTAGTGATGTTCCACCCCAAATACCCGTTACTTTGTAATGTAGCGCATAGGTCAGACATTCTGTTTTTAATACGCACCCGTTACAAATCTTTTTTGCTGTTCGGTTTTCATCTGTAATTCCTGAACCTTCAGGGAAGAAGAACTCCGTCGGTACCCCCAAGCAACTCGCTCCCTGAAACTTCCAAGGCATCATAATTTTCTGCAATGTTTTCCTCTCCAACAATTAGGCGGTACGGGGAAGAGGCATCTAACTTAGCCAAAATTCTGCCATTACGCCATACTTTGCCAGCAACAACTCCATCATAAAAATTAACTTTAGGCTTTACTAGAGAGTCACACTCTTGCCAAAAAATACATCGAGAACAATAGTTAAGCGCTGGTTGTACTAAATCTAAATTGTATTGGTCAAAAAGCCATGGGTCAGCATCACGGCACGGCGCTTTAGAAGTGAATGAACCCATGTTGTAATTTTAGCGCTTGGCTTCATCATCGTTATTTATCTCGGGAGTCTTGCGTGTCGCCCACTCACCATAGCGTTCTGTAATCAATTTATTTAATAATTCAATTCTTTGTTTTTCATCAAGTGGTCTATTTGTCTCTGAGTCCGACATCATCGTCACCTTCCCAATTTTTTAATCCGTGGTGAACTAAACCAAGATGTCGCCAATCAGGATTTTGGTCATCGGCAAGTGTAAGCGTCCAGTAATCCTTATCGCCTTCGCCCATCCATTCAGATACAAGAACCCATCCTGTACAGATTGCTGGTTCAACAAAAGCGATGCGCCCGATTTCGGCGAGCGCATCGTCTATTGCTGAAGGTCTTTTCTGTTCATTACTTCCCATTTAGGAAGGCTAATACCAAAAGTTAGAACTCCAAAAGCGCCACGCCGAACAGGGATTTTTATATCTGTGTTCAATATAAATGAATCCACGACTTACTTGTTCCTCAACTGTTAAGTCAGGGTCAAGTCCAAGTATCTGTGGAATTCCGCCAGCATGAAGTTTTTCTCCATCTTGATATACGACAGTTTTATTGTAGGCATCAGGACGCCAATTTGATTCTTTGGTCCAAAGCGATAGCAAACATTCCCATTGAGCGGGTGTATCCCAACCCATTGTGCTTAATTGTTTTTGGGCATAAGCCATTGATGCTTCGGGATTGCGTTCAACCAGTATTGGTTTCACAACCACCTCAGACGCTTTTGCTTGAGGGTCAGGTGGGATGTGGAATGGATTTAGAAGTATGAATCCAAGAATAAAAAGTGCGACTGGAATTGGTTTCGTAATAACTTTTTCATAGAATCGCATATTCCTCCGTTGTTAGGGGTGAACATTTTTCGTTACTGGTTGTAACGCTTCTATGTTGTCAGTATTGGACTGACCTCACTTTGGCTAGTAGGTGTTTTGCGAACCTTGTTAAAGGGTACATCATCAAGATGAATGAGTGTCAAGGATGGGCGCTCGGTGGCGGAGCGATGAAAGTTACGCTAGAGAGAGGACGGACGCGTAACAGGCGCTACTACGCCACCGAACTATTGGGTACCCGCGTAAATGATACCCCACACATAACCATGAAAGGAAAAAGGTGGTTATGTGGTTCATCCCGCCAATCTAAGAAGAGACCGACGGGATGAATTCCAGTTTTGTTACTTAGTCAAGGCGACTGCCAGCGCTCGCTTCGATTCCGTATTTTCCAAGAACCTGAGCGAAGGCTTGAGCAAAAGCATATTTACGGTCTACGCTCTGTCCGAATTCACGAACCCAAATCTCGTATCCACCGTAATAACCCTTGCTACCGATGCCTTGAGCCTTTAACCAATTCACAAACGCACCTCGCGCTGGTGAAATGTTTACCCAAGCAAATCCGCAAAGACCGTCAAGGATGTAAGTTTTTTTACTAAAATCAATATCACTACCAAGTGCAGTAGTTGGTGAACCAACTACAAACTTTGGAGTGTCTGCATCTTTGCCAGCCAAAAGACCAGCCTCGTATGCTTCAACATAAATGCGCTTACATTGAGTTTTTGTAAGAGCCTTTTTCTTCTCGATGACTGAAGTTGTCATTTAATGTCCTCCTCTCGGACAATTCAAAGTATATCCTACTGGGGTTTGGAAATCAAACTAAAGCGAGCCATCTTTCGAGCGCGTCGCTTATCAGCCTCTTCAGCGAGGGTTTTATCCAACTGCGCCCTACGAATAGCCCTTAATGAGCCTTCAGAGACCCGTAGAGGCTTATTACCCCTTAGCCATGATAGAAGTATCATCAGAACCACCTGCCAGTCTCTATTGACCCTACAATGCCGAAAATCAACAGGATTCCACCTAGGAAAACCATTGCCTCAAGATTCTCTGCCCAACTGCGTCCCTTGGGACTCAATCGGATTCCCTTCTTGAGCAATCGACCTTCTATGTAACCGATTTCATCATTGATAGTTTTCATGCTGTCCTCTCTTTGATTGTTCGAACTATTCCGTACTGCTCCATTGAAGCATCAGCCTCGCACCTAAAGCAATAGGTTTTTCCTTTAACTACTGTCAGTCTTAACTCGCTACCGCAAGTAAAGCATTTCATTTTTTCTCCTCCCATATAACCTCGGATTCACCGCGACTTAAAAGAACTGCCACGATGTCAGACTTAGGAATCTTCCTCTCCAAGATGATTCCTTTCTTGCCAAAACGATTGGCAAAAAACTTTGCTTTGGATTTATCTAGTGTCCAAGACAATCCATCTTCGTTCAAACCTTTTTGGCATCCGCGATAGATACTTACCTCATCGGCAAGCGAGCGCAAAATGTTGTCCTCTTCTTCGCCCATCATGTAATGGCGATTAGAGCGCTTTGAGCCAAGCAACTTCTTCCACTCCTTGATGTATGCGTGTTGGTTTTCTGTATCTACCCAAATATCACTAAGAAGTTTCCAGTAATCGGTATCGCTTAACTTGTCAGCAATCTTGATGAAAGCCTCGACGCGGTAAGGACGCTCGAATAACCAAACAAATTGTTTGTAGTTCTTTTTCTCTAGTGCTTGCTCAACTGCTGTTTTTTTCTGCTGGTAATAAGCATTAGCACTCCCGTTAGAAAAGAATGGCACCTGATAAACAAGAGGATGGCGCAACATTGCCCAACCAGCGTCGCTGGTTTCTAGGTATGGAACTAGGTCAGCGTTAAGTGGCTCGCTGTACTCAGCAAGCATCTTCGCTACTAAATCATTTACTTGATTCATTGGTTCCCCCTCTTCTTGTACTTATTTTCCAGTATTTTCAACTGCTGGTCAAATGAAACGCCGTGCTTCTCTGCAAGATTTTGGCAGATTATGTCTGCTATCTCTTTGTTCCGAGCAATCTTTTGCTCTTGCTCAATGATTGATTCAGCGCTGTGTGCTGTTCCGTCGTAGTAGTGAGTTGTAACTTTTTCCTTGATTCTCCATTGCAACTCAAACCATTTTGAAACCGCAGAACGCTCTGTGTTAATTGAGTGTGTGTACTTACCCTCTTTGAAGTAAAGGAACTCACCGCTCTTTGTTGGAGCGTTTGCTCTTTCCTTGGCTAACTTTGCCTCACGCTTTGCATCTCTCTCTGCCTTGGCTTGAGCCTTAGCAATCTTGTCGGCTGTAACAATTCTTGAAGGACGATTTAAGACCTCGGCTGGAGCGCTTGGGTAACAGATTGTGCAAGCATCCTGACCAGCATCTTCAACGATTGTGTTCTCATCGTCATTGCTGTACTGAACTAACCAGTTGTAACGGGTTGTATCAAAACAAGTATTGCAATCCATGGAACTGTGAACATGTCCATTGCTGTTGATTACCAAGAACGCTCTTGTCCATGGGTCTTGCTTATAGATTGCATCTAATTTATTTATCTCTGCTTGAATCTTTGCCTTTTGCTCTTTTAACTCTGCAATCCTCTTTTGGATTTCTGCAACACGGCTTGGGTAATTCTTTGCATAAAACTCAATAGAATCTTCAGCATCTAAAATTTTGCTATTGACTAACCACCATTTGTCGTCCCAAGAAGATAACTCGGTATCAATCTTGACCGCGAACTCTTTTGTCACACTCATTGGAACTCCTCTCGTATTTACAACCCCAGTTTAGCATGGATTTAGGTATTGGTACAATAGGACTTCCCCCGTGTCCGCGTGACCCCTGTTCAAAGGGTCAAAATTGCGCTTGTTTCGTATTCTCGCCGTCTGCCTCCTAGTATTTTGGTGGACTCTTCTACCCGTAGATTCTGCCTCCGCCGATGAGGTTACGGTCAATCTTGATGCTCAAACTGCATTTGTCGATATTCCTGTCTCGGTAGATACCAGCACCGTTTATTCAATTACGACTCAAACAGGCGCCCGATTTGAGGTAGTAAATAATCAAACTGTTGAAAGATTGGCTTGGGTTGATTCTTGGATTGAACTTCGCCAAAACGATTTAGTATTAAGAGCCGACGATGACGGGAACCACAATGCCCAAACTAATTATTTTGCCTCTCGAATTACTGGAACTATCCCAGCGGGTACTTACATAATCCGTGCTACATCATACGATTATGTTGTTGCTCAACAAAGACCTGTTGGAACTTATACAGTTAATAGCAATTTAATTGTTGTTGAACCAACACCTAGTCCTTCCACGGCTCCAAGTAATCAACTAACGCCTCAGCCTCAACCAACGGAGAGTCCTTCACCAACACCGACGGAACAACCTGCCACTCCTTCTCCGACACCTCAACCAACATCGGAACCAACGCCCTCAAGTTCTCCAAGCCCTCAACCTTCGCCAATTCCGACTGCTCAACCTGAACCGACCCCGCAACCTTCGCCGTCCACAACTGAACCCACACCTTCGCCATCTGCTACCCCTTCCACCGAGCCGACTCCAACTGGAGAGACTCCCAATCCAAACCCGAATCCTCAACCTGTGCCAAATCCAAATCTTGAAGTGCCACCCTACTCCGACCCTGAGCCTTTGCCAATTGTTCCGCCCGTTGAAGAACCTGTAACTCGACCCGATGAAATCCTAACGGAAACTGACCTGATAAATCCCACACCTGAACAACCACCATTAGAAGTTATACCTGACCTAGTTGAAGAGCAACCCATACCGCAAGAAGAATTACCAACGATAGAAGAACCTTTTGAATCACAAACTACCTCCGAGATTATTGACGATGTTTTAACTGATGGACAGATTACACCCGCTGATGCTGAAGCGGTAGTTGATTCATTGATGTTGGATGGTGTAGTTACCGAGGCAGAAATGACTACCTTAATTGAAACTCTTTTAGAAGGTAGTGCTTTAACTGGAGCCGAAGAAGATTTAATCCTTGATGCTCTTTCAGCCGATGGTGAGATTACTCAAACTGAAGTAAACAATCTTTCCGAGACTCTTTCTAAAGATGGGCAATTTACTGAAGCAGAAAGAGAACTTGTTGCCGAGGCACTTATTGAATCCGCTGAAGGTCAAGCGGTAACTGTTGAGGCAATAGCCGAGGCTGGAATCACCTTACAAGATTTACCTCCTGCTCAACCTGTTGAAGTTCGACAAGATGAGAATGGCAATGAAGTTGTTATTACAGCCGAAGTTGCCGTTGCTTTAGAATTACTTACCTCGGCTGGAGATATTGTTTCAGCAATTTTTGAAAGCCCCGCACAATTACTTTTTGCTATCGGAAACCTTGGAGCAGACATGTCTCCTGAAGAACGCAAAGAAGCAAGTGAAACAATTATTGCCGCGACAATCGTTGGCAATATCGCTACGACTACAATGGCTACCGCAATCGGTAGTGTTGGATATAGGAGACAAAAATGAAAGACTTCTTAAATGACCTTATTGGTCAAATATGGACAATGCTTGGAATGTTTGTTGCTTGGATTCTTGTTGATGGTGTTGCTAAAAATATCGTGGGTTATTCAATCTTAATTACTTTTGGCGTTTGGGTTTTGACTTATCCTCTTCGTCGTCCAAAGGACTAGATAGATAATCTTGATTTTTGCTTAACGGATTAAAGGCATCGTTAATTTCTTCGATTGTTAGTTTTCCGTCATCAAGATATTCACGGGCTAATCTTTCTGCCACGGATGCAACTGCTAACAATCCAGCCATCGATAAGGCAATCCAAGTTTCAACTCCCATGATTGCTCCAGCACCTAGAGTGCCGAGAGCGCCGACAGTAAAGACCGCAACCATGCGACTTAAAATGTCTTGGAGTTTTTTCATGCCCCAAGTCTAGCCTACGCACTTCTCTCAACTAATTCATCAAAACCTTCATAGACCTTTACCTTACCTGTCTCAATTTTTTTGAAACGCTCTTTGGTTTCCTGCAACCATTGAACTCGAGACTTTGGTAGTCGGGCTTTGACATCGCCATTCTTACCTCTGACCTTGACGCCAGTAAAGTGAAATGCACCTTGGAGCGCATCGGCTTGTTCTTTACCTAAAACATTCCTGACTAAATCAAGAAGGCATGAGGTGAACCACGCATGGTGTCCATGACCCCTGTTTATGTGATGGGCAATCTCATGCAAAATCACATATTTATTTCTCATCCGTTTTGGCAAACAGATTGCAAACTCTCCATCTCGGAAAGTGGCACAAGCCGAGCGACGACCCCGACCATCTAAAACCTTGATTGGGTATTTGAAGAAATAGTTTCTTCGAACATAACTTCTTTTCATTACGGCATCCACAAACTTTTGGGCTTCTTGCAGAGTCATTTCCTCTTTGCGGTTTCCACCAGCATAGACACCCATGGCAAGACCCTCAGCCTTATAGACCTTTCCTGCTTGGTCTCTCTTTTTCATACCTACTCCTTTCGTAGTTAAGACCCATTATATCAAATGGGGGTTTAGTAATAAACCAAACTTGAGTCGGCTAGGCTCAACTTTGACCCGACACGCCACGGGTTCAGCCGATTAGGTGCCTAAAACTGCCTTTCTTGATTGGCATTATTAACCCCAGTTTGGTATACTGGTGGAGTCCGAGAGGAGGACAGATATGAAGTGCGTGAAGTGCGGAGTTGCCGTCGGGAAGATGGAAGTCTTTCAAAGTGGCGTCTGCTTGAAATGCTATGCCGAGGAGTTTGAAAAGGAATTCCAAAGTGCGTTGAAGATAGCGAGGTTGAAGTAATGAAATTACAAAAATGGGGCGCTGGCTCATACAAGTACGGAAAATGGTCTATTGAAAAAATAGACGGTGCGTGGTTGGTAAGAAGTAGCCAATTTTATCCTGAACACACTACTTGGGACAACACATTAAAAGGAGCAGTTCAATGGATAAACCAAATAGAGGGGTGGAAAAGTAATGTCTAAAAACATGATTAAAGGCGCTAACTTAAAACAGTTAGAAGCCATTTGCGCCGCAATGGACGGTGTTGATAACGGTGGTTTTGGCGCCGCTGGTGGTAACGAATGGGCAAAGCCAAAGAAAGCCGACTGGAGCGATTTGGCTCAGGCTATTGACTGGTTATTAAGTTATGAGTGGGGCGATGATGTAGAGCAGGGTCAATGCTACATAAACGCCGCTGAGTTTTTGGCTGGAGAAGCCTTAAAGAAATTCAAGAAGGAATATGCCAAGGCTAACGGGCTTAAAGTTTCCCAAGTTAAGTTCAAGAAAACGGAGGAAATTGTCAATGCTCAAAGTAACTAAGAAGGCTCAAAGAGCCATCCTTAAAGATATTAGACGCCAAGTAGTTTGGATTGAGAAAGCCATCAAAGATGGTGACCAAGAGTGGATTGACATATATGCAAACCAACTCGGCGCGACAGCACTTTCCCTTCATAGTGAAGAATAACTAACCCTAGTTATGATATACTCAGATTGTCCGAGAGGGGGCAAAATGGATAAGCAAGAAAAGGAAAAGCAAGAAAGATTGGCTTACCAAAAAAAGTTAATGCAAAATCCTGAGTTTCTAAAAATGTTAGAGGCTGAGGAAGATTTTGAAAGAACTGCCGCTTTTGGTAGTGGGGTCAAACTTGTCAATGTAGTAACTGGCGAACGATTTACAACTAAGTAAGGGAGAGGAAAAAATGACAAAGCAAGAAGGTCGTCCATTTAACGAGGATGAATTGATTGACCAAATTGGTCGCATGAACATCTTTGCGGTTTCAGGTGGTCGAGTCAATATCACCAAAAATAACCAAGGCGAAACTGTTGAAGTTGAATTGCCAGTTGGTTATGGTTACAGAGTTTCAATCAAGTTAGATTGGAATGACACTTACATTGTTAGTCGCCAGTTTGTAAGAAAAGGCGTTGTGACTGACAAAGGTACCGTCGATGGTATCTACTGCGAAGAAATCGGCGAGGTTGTTTACCAAGCATCTTGCTTTAGAAATGTTGAATTCGGAAAGGCGGTTGCATAATGGGGTCACTTCAAGCATCAGAGTTTTCTAACTTAGTCGAGGAGGGTGCAATACAACTCGACCAAGCGCTGACATGGCATCTACGAGGTAATCACTATCCGCCAATTCATATCGATTTTTTAGTACCCGCTAAGAAGGCTATTGAACTGGCAAACGAAGGTGACTTTACAACTGAGATTACTTTGCCTAATGGCAAGGTCAAAACTGTTGGTGGAATTATCGAAGGTTTACACCTAGATTCATTCATCAAATATGAGGAGGAATAAACTATGAGTAAAATAAAAGAAAAAACTTATGGTCAAAAGGTTCTCGAGGAACTGCCTAGGAACACAGAGATTTATTCGATAATTCGTACCGTGTCTGCTAGTGGGCTATCAAGAACTATTGACTTCTATGTTATCGCCAATAACAAGCCGATATGGATAACTCCAGCGATTCGAGACATTCTCGATTACAAGCAGGACTCAAAGACAAATGCTCTAAGAGTTAGTGGCGGAGGAATGGATATGTGCTTCCATGTCGTGAACTCTTTGGGCTACAAATTGCATGACGATGGATATTTCTTCAAGAGCGAGAGGTTGTAAAAATGAGTAATTGGAACTATTCTCAATCACAATTAGAAAAACAAAAAGATAGCGCAAAGAGAATGAGTCAATCTCCCTGCAAGTGTCTTGTTTATCATCCAGCACCAAACACCGAGGACTTTGAAAACCTCTACAAAGAATGGTCTGCCGATGGCTCAAAAGCATTGATGGGAATGAGAGAGAGTCGCAACGCTCTCCTTGCTCAACTAATAGCAAATTGTCCTTATCAGCAAAAGTAGTTTATACTGGGGTTTAATATAAAGAGGGAGGAAAAAATGGAACATGCAATTCTTGTTCATTCGCCTGAGTATGCGAATTGGGTCTTTGACCCGACGCATCCAACTCAAGGGCGTAGGTTCCTCCATGCCCGAAATCAATTGATGTTGCGAGCGCAAGAACGCCATCTCAATGTATATGAGATTGAACCGCAGATGCCACACACCGATGACCTTCATTCTGTTCACAATATGGATTATGTTTTTGATGTAACTGTTCGAGGAGAATCATCAGAGTGGAATGGACAACGCCACGACTTAGGCGAGTTAGCCAAGTTATTCGCTGGTGGAACTTTGACTGCCCTAGATTCTTTGATTGATTACAAAACTAGATTGGCTGTTCACTTTGCTGGTGCAAAGCATCATGCGATGCGTGACTACTCAAGCGGATTCTGTATCTTCAATGACTTTGCTATTGCCGCTACGAAGGCGACTGAAGAGTATGACCAGCGCGTAGCCATCTTTGATTGCGATGCTCACCATGGTGACGGTACTGAAATGCTGTTGAAGAAGAATAAGAATGTTATGACTTATTCAGTTCATGAGTATGGAATTTTTCCAGGCACGGGTTTGATGAGCGATTGGAAACATCGCGCCTATAACTTCCCGCTTGCATCCAAGTCGGGCAATGACGCCTTGCTATCTGCTACTGAGGGATTTCTAAAGGCTTGCGATGAATTTCAACCTACGATGATTTTCGTTGCGTGTGGTGCCGATGCTCTAAAGAATGACCCACTCTCATCCCTTGAGTTCACCAAAGAGGGTTATTTTGAATCCATGCGAATGATTAGAGAGCAATACTTTGACCATCCAATTCTGCTAGGTGGAGCAGGTGGCTACCAGCCTGACACGGAAACCCCTGACCTATGGGCGACAGTTGCGCTTGGACTTATGGCGGTTCAAACCGAGGTTGTAAAACCCTAGGCATTACGCTTGGAGCCTTAAGTCTACTCAAAAATTGGGGCTAAAACCGATGGCACTTCACAATCATATTTTGCTGAACGGATATGTAAACAATCCACCTCAAAGTGAAGAACAAACTATTGAGTGGATGAAGAAACTTGTTTTAGATATTGATATGAAAATCCTTCAGGGACCCTTCTCTTCTTATGTATCTAAAGAAGGCAATCGTGGACTTACCGCTACGGTAATGATTGAGACCTCGCATATTGCTCTTCATGTTTGGGATGAACAACAACCCGCTCTATTGCAATTTGATTTATACACCTGTTCAACTCTGCCAGTACAAACAGTAATCAAAAGCCTTGATGATTTTATGGGGCTTAAAAATTACTGGTACATGGTTATGGAAAGACGCAACGGTTTTAACATCTTAGAAACCCACACGGTATGACAACAATCATTGCTGTTCAATATGATGACAAGGCAGTAATCGGAGCAGACTCACAAACAACTGGTGCAACAGGGCGCAAAGCCTCTCACGCACAAATGGTTAAAGTGACTCAGCGTGGTGATTTTATTGTTGCTGGTTCAGGTGAATGTGCGCCTTGCGATATTGCTCAACATATTTGGGTTCCTCCAGTACCAGCCGCAAAAGACTGGAATAATCTTTATCATTTTATGATTGCAAAGGTTGTTCCATCTCTTAAGGCTTGCTTCAAAGAGAACGAATACAAATGGGATGTAGAAGATGATGAAACTAAATTCGCTTTTCTGATGATTATTGGCGGAGAGATATTTGAGATTGCAGATGACTTTTCTGTTTGCCTAGATGGAAAAGGTTACTACGGAGTAGGTTCAGGTTCAGATTTTGCAATAGGCGCACTCAGCGCTGGAGCAACTCTCAAAGAGGCTCTAAAGATTGCCTCAGATAACGATGCCTTTACATCTCCACCATTTATTTACCACACGCAACAAAAGCGTCAGAAGGTTGCAACTCGACCTAAGAAGTAGTATCCTAACCCCAGTTGTATAAGAAGGCAGAGATACTGCTGGACGGATGCGACTAGAGGAGAGGTACTAATTGAAATCAATATACATAACTAAAGATGGACAAGTAGGAGATGCGAAAGACTTATTCATTGTGAAGAATCTTTCGGATAATCGGGTAGAACTAATTAAAGAAGCGCCAGCAGATATAAGGCAAAGATTAGCCTTAGAGTTTGCTGATGATGTCTCTGATAGTTTTTACTTTGATGGCAAAATTATCAAATCATCGGGCGGTGGGCAAGATAAAGACACAACTTGGGATTGGTTCATCAACGACTACGAAGCCAAATACAACTCAGACCGTCATCTTGACGACACCTATAAAAATGGTGTGTTGGTAACTAAAGAGACAAATGTTATACCTAAGTTCGTATTTGACTTAGCCGATAAATTATCACATACGGAGAGGTAAATATGAACGAGCAAGAAGTGAACGAAAAGTTTGACAACTTGGTAAAGCCACAGGTTGTCAAACAAAAAAAGGAACCAGCAAAGTTTCCTGAACTGCGATACCTATGGGGTATTACTTTAATCGGAAGTTTTGCCTTGGTTATCCTTAGTGCGGTAATTACTACGATTATCGAAGCCCTGTAATCCACAAATGCAGATTACTCGGGACTCGAAGTATGTTGGATTCGGAACAGGAATTACTCGGTAGCAATCAGCCGAGTGGTTCCTGTTTTTCGATGTATCGCTCAGGGTCATAAATAGTTATCGCCTTTGATATTAAGTGTGGTTGTAAAGTTTTTGCATGATGTCCGCAAAAATATAATTCACCGTTTAGAAACGAGGCTCCAACTTTTGCCTTGGCTCCGCATCTATCACAAATCTCAAACACCTCAATAGGTGTCCGAACCATCGCGGTCATTTCTTTCGCTTTGACTCAGGTGGATATTTTTCTATGCGCTGTCTGATGTTTCCGTCTTTGCCCATTCGAACTATCCAGCCATCTTTAATTTGTATTGGATTAAATGAATCGCATCTTTTATATGAGGCTGGCATTAGCCCCTCCTCTTTAATAACTCTTCAAAATCTTTCTTCTTAGTTCCGCCATCATAAGACCAAGCATATCCCTTGTTTACTAATTCCATATTAAGGGAGCCTGTTTGTTTATTAACAAATAGCCATCCAAGGATTCTGCCGTACTTCTCTGAACTGTCTACCTTCTCGGTACGGATGACAATATCGGTGGCTCCTTCTAAAGCCTTCTTCAAATACTCTTTGACTTCTACCCCTAGGATTTTTTCTCTAGCGTCTGTCGTCCGAGACTCAGGGGTATCAATCCCAGCAAGGCGAACTCGAGAGGTAAAAGAAATGTCAAAGCCTAAATCGATGACCACATCAATCGTGTCACCGTCTACAATTTTTAGAACTTGTTTAACTCGATACTCGTACATTACTTTTCCTTTTTCGAATCAGTAGTTTTAATGTCATAATTGTAACGGTTAGAATCTTCGGCTACCCATTTACTAGCATCTTCAACATCCCAAATATGAGTATTGATTAACCTATCAATAACAATTTTATCTTTAGTAGTAAAAGATGGCTCGTAAAGCAATACCCGATTGTTTGGTTGAATAGCAAAGTTCCCATCATCGCGTTCAATTACATGACCGCATTTATGTTGCCCAGGATTTTCAGAATACCCTTGGTCTAAAATGTTGGATTCAGGGTTATGCCAATCTAGGGTGAATAAATACTTACCTAATACTTTTTCTTTTTTCCTATCCCTATAAGACATTTTCATATTGGCTAAGTTGGCAAACTTTGTGACCGAGACATAGGGACTGAAAGAATTCCAAAGAACCAAGTTGTGTAAGTCCTCTTCGGGAACATTGGGCTTGGTGCAAAAAGCGTTAATCGGCATCCGCCACCAAATCCCGCCATCCTCCATCAGAAAATGAAACAAAGGGCTTCTGTTCTGAACTGTTGCTACCCCAAAAATAACGCATGGAAAATACTGGTCATGGCTGTCCTGTTGATTGCGTAGAAAGTTCCCTCTCACATAACACTCTATGGGAGGGATATTGGCGTTTAACTCAGGCAAAGGTGGCTCTTACATCCTGAGTCGCGGTTGGGCATAATGCCTTCAAAAGTGCGGAGACTGCTGGTGTAAGAGACATGAGCCAAGCGTATCAGGAGGAGGCATGTCCGATTTGTACCTATAAAGATTCTTTGTGTTTCGGGATGATTATTAACCCCAGTTGTGTTATACTGGTGTAGTCCTGAGAGGAGGACAGAAGATGACGATTCAAATTAAGAATAACGAGATATTAGATTTCGTTGAATATGTAGATACTTTCTACAATCCTGTAAATGGCGTGTTCCCAATTAAGGGCGCCACCATTAAAGTAATTACAGAAGCCATCAAAACTTACATCGGTCAAATTGTCGAAGAGACAACTTGGGGTGGTGGCGATAGCGTCGATAGAGAGTTTGTCCGAGACATCATCTTGGAACAAAATGCTGAATGTGAGGTGGCTAAGTGATAACAGCAAAAGTTAAAAAAGAAATCGAGCGTAGAAGTCCAAACGACCCATACGGTCAGATTGAAGAATTCAATGTCGAGTTCGAGACCATTGGCGAGATTGAGCATTTCTTGGCTTACAACAGGGCTTACATCAGAAGCATCGAGTTCAAAGGCAAAATTGAGAAGGAGGAGGAATAATGAAAGACGAAATCACAATCGCAGGGGTGCGAGCGCACACTATTGCGGGTTTATTAGAACAGTTTGCTAATTCAAAATGTGAAGCAGAATTGCCTTCACAAAAGCGTCAGGCTTGGAACATAGCCCAAGACTTAAAAAAGGAGGCAGGAAATTGAGTAACTGGTCAGACAAAATCGTGGTTATAGGCGTCGGGGTATCCAAAGAGGACACCGACAAAATTAAGGAAATCATTATCGAAAAGGTGAATAACCAACCCGAGTTGTGATATACTGGAGTTGTTCTTAGAGAGGAGAACAAAATGGCTCAGAAAGCACTTAAGAAAATCGGTCAGTACAGGCTTTACAAAGTAGAGGGCTACGGCATCTACGAGATTTATTACGGCACTAAAGAAAGTGGCGTTCATGTAGAAAACATCTCTGAGAAAGAAAATTTCTCATGGGCTGTTGCAGAAATCAAAAGAAGTTTCCAACAAGCAATGAGAGAAGAATTTGGAATTGGGGTGAGCAACTAATGGCTCTTACATTTGAAATCGAATACTTTCGATGGACTTGCGATTGTGGCAAACGCGGTAAGTTCTTGATTTTCAACAAGGCTTGCCAAGCATCCGATAGACACATCAAAGAACACGAAAGAAAACTTGAGTGGGGCTTTTCAACTAACTTATCACGGGAGGTTCAATAATGGGGTGGGATGTAACTCAGGTTGGTTCTAATATCACGACTTACGCATTTATCAATTACTACATCCGTCGCACTTATGACGGAATCTATGAGAGCGTCAAGATTTTCGAGGGCAAGAACGAGAACGGTCAAAAGGCTTTCTATGTAGCCCTAAAGAAACTTGAGGACAACTCAGTCTTTGCCTGTGTGATTTTGACTCAGCGCAAGAATGGTCAGGTGTTTAGCAAGGTCATAGGCGAATCAGAGGAACCTCTTTACTACGAGGCTCCTAAATCATTCATCGATGTTTTAACTCCAGCATCAACTTATGGTGGCGCTTGGTGGAGAAACAGATGTTTAGAAAAATACTTAGAAAAGGAGAACGCATAAAATGGGTTACACACACTACTGGGCTTTTCAGGAACAGCCAACGAAAGAAAAGTTTGCTGAGTTCCTAGAAGGCGTGAAGCAGATTGTCGCTACTGCTGAAGAGGCAGGAATCGAAATCGGTGAGCAAAAGTATGAATCAGATTATGTAAGTTTCAATGGCGTAGGAACTGGAGCGCATGAGACTTTCTATATCGAACTACCAAGTTATGATGATGGATTCTGCAAGACTGCGGAGAAGCCATACGACATGGTGGTAACTGCCTCACTTATTCTCGCTAAGAAAATCTTTGGTGCTGACATCAGCATTAAAAGCGATGGCAAGTGGACAGATTGGGAGAGCGGACAACTGCTCTATGAATCTGTTTACGACATCCAGCCTGAGAATGTATTGGCTAATGCGTAATTGGTTTATCTATCGTAAGCGTGGGACGATTCGACTCTCAAGAGTTAGGACTCTGAATGTTGGATTGGCTCGCGCTCGCGGTTAGTTTTATTGCCCTAGGCTTTTCTTTGAAGGCTTATTACGATTCCAAGTGGATTGAGATTGACTGGCATTTTAAGGATGAGGAATAACTTACAAGGTTCCCCATTGATTTGATTGCCCAATAGATATTGGCGCGATGCTTTGAATAACTGAACGATTTTCATAGAGGGCTAACAAAACTGCCTCGGCTCTGTCAGGGGATGCAACTCCTCGCTTCTTCATGTCTATCTTGGATTCAATAACAACTCGACCTGAAGCATCCGATGTATATGTTGGACCTGCCATTTGAGATAGCACGAACCTATCTACATTTAATCTAATATCTTGTTTGCCATCTTTAGGTTGAACCATCTGCCTAGCGTTCCACCACATCTCTGCTCTTTGATTCTTAAACTTGGCTTGGTCTTTAGGCTTCTCCGCTACATTGACTGCAATGATGTCAGCGGGTAGCGAGCGCTCTTTGCACCATCTATCCAGCATGGAGACAACACCCCAACCTAATCCGATGGTATCGACCTTGACTCGAATCCTGTCTTTAACTTCTCTATCTTGATGAATCTTGATGCAAACTTCAATCTCTCGCATAACTACACCAGCCACATCAACTGCGTTAGCATTTTGCTTACCTGATGAGCGATGAACAATGCTTACTGCTCCGCCATCTAATCTAGCAATAACAAATTCATCTCCGCCATCTGATGCAATATCAACTCCTAGTTTAATTATCTTAGATTCAATTGGTGTTTCATTTTCTGTTGCTAACTCAGCCCATGCGAACGGAATTACCTTGCCTGTACTTGACTTAGGAAATTGCGCCATGACACGGGCTTCAACGAATGGAGAATCCTCACCGAACTCAGACATCACATCATCGACCCAAGTTTTATCTACTAAGTGCGTTTTAACCTCATGGGCTTCTATGTACTCAGGGCAAGCCTTACACCTACCTGTTGCCTCACCTGTAAAGTTTGGAGTGTCATAAGCGCTGATTGAAATTACATTGTAGAGCGGACTCGAGCAGATTCGCTCAAACCATGTTTGCTCTGTATCTGTTGGAGGATTACCAAGGACAAGTAGTTTCGTATTACCACCCGTCATTAGAGACTCAAGGGCTGTACCGATTGTGTCAGATAAACCTCCAGCCTCATCAACTACGACAAGAAGATTAGGAGCGTGGATACCCTGAATCGCTGTCTCATCATGCGCCGCGGGACTAAATCCATATCCAACTACGGTGCCATTTATTTTCCATTGAACCGTATCGGCTTCCCCAGGAAGGTTATGTCTAGCGTGAACTCTTCTAATCTGCGCCCACATAATGTTTCTAACTTGTCTATGTGTAGTCGCTGTTGTAATTGCTACCGCTGTCCCAGGCGCATGTGTTGATAGCCACCAAGCAACTGCTCGCGCCGCTAAGTGAGATTTCCCAGGCGCATGACAAGCAGGAACTACCGTTCTTTTATTTAATGTTAATGAAGTTAGAATTTCTTTTTGTTTGCTCCATAGGGTTTCACCTAGCCCTTGCTCAATAAAACCAACAGGGTCGTTTTGCCATCTAGCCCAAGGGTTCTCTAATTCTGCATTAAGGATTACTAATAGGGCATGACGCTCTTCAGGTGTGAGCATGGCAAGTAACTCAGCCTGTTTATTGGAATCTGTTTCGAGGAACTTATCGAGAAGTCTCTCGGTCATAATTTAAGCGCTCTTTGTTTTACGGGACTCTAAAACCTTGGCTATCTTCTCTTGTAGTTCTCCCATGGTGACTGTAACTCTAACCTCTGACACGGAATGACTCAAGACTTCTTGCTTATCGATGCGACCAAAATCTTCAGGGACTTGACGCTCTAACCACCAAGCCGATGCTTTCCAATCTCCTTGACTAGCGGCGCTGGATATAACTGCAACCTTTTTAGCGATTGCCTCCGCTCGCGCCCGTGTGAGAGACTCCAAAAACTCCAAGTAGATTTTCTCCTCGGGTTTAGGTTTAGCATCGGAAATCGTTGCCAACCTATCTCGTTCTACCATTCCTCGGCTCATCCAGTTATAGAAACTGGACTCAGAAACATTTACCATGGCTACCGCTTTGTTTACTGGCATACCAAGGACAATAAGATTGATTAACTCTTCTCGCTTTACCTCATCAAGAAGCATCAGCGCTCGCCCACCAGTTTTAGGTTTAGGTTTAGCGCTCTTCTTTACTACCGCTGTTGTCACTAAAACTCCATCCCTACATACCAAAATCCTAATTCAATTCCCCAGTTGTATTTAGAGATGTTGAAGCCTAAAGCGAATCCGCTTGTTCGTCCCCAATTGAACCAATACTTGCCTATCTTTTTCTCCATGGGTTTATTCTACCCTCTTAACAACTGGAGCAGTAGTTGTAGGCTCGGATGTTATTAACACCAGTTTCAAATTGTTTTCCGCAATGGTAACAATTAACAGTCTTTTTCTCAGACTTGTCCTCTAGTTTGGTTATCTCAAACCCTAGTAATTTCATTTAATTCTCCTCAACTTCACACGCTTCTATGGGGATAAATAATAACTCAGCAATGTCTTTCCAACCATTTATAGTGTTAGCCCATTGGTTTAAGTCCTCGCTGTGAACTCTCATATTATGGTCACCGACTTTAATTGTTGTACGACCCACGGGAATATGCCCAGGCTTGGATTTCCCTCCCGCGAGAATTTCAGCCACCTCTTCAGAACTAAAGCCTGTTCCCTGCAAGCCCGTACTGGTTAGAAGTTTGTTCAACTCCTGTGGGTCATAAGTTGCCAAGTCAGAGGTTCGATTATCAACGATAAGGATTTTGATTTCCTCTATATCATCGACATCAACCCAATGAACGGCAATTTTCTCCCAGCCCAATTGAAGCGCACCTTGGTAGGTGTGATTGCCTGAGAGAATATGTTTTGTTCTTTTATTAACTACGATAGGTCGGTATTGACCCATGTAGGTAAGGGACTCAATGATTGAACCGATGTCGCCCTCTCTTGGATTTAGCGGGTGAATCTTTATCTCGTTAATCTCAACTGTCTCTATATCTGAAGCGGTTACCTCGGAGCGCTCGCCACTTGGTTCAGGCTCAACGGGTTTGCGTTCAGGTAATCCTAATCTTGATTTGATTTCTTTCAAGGCTTTTTGTTTTGTTGTGAACTCTTCATATAGTTGTTCTCGCCAAGCCTTATAGACGGTACTCTCAACCGTAAACTTCCAAGCGCTAATCTTTACTTCAGGGTCGCTAGGTAAAGACTTAGAACCGCCCACATTATCTTTTTCCTTGCCATTCATAAGCCTATCTAAAATCTCAACCTCGGCTTGAGTGAATCCTGTTCCCTCGAGTTCAGGGAGTGTGGTCAATAAACTCTTAAGTAACGGTTCGTTATATGTTGCAAGGTCAGTTATGCGGTTATCAGCCAAGACAATCTTGCGAGCGCTCTCTTCATTTACATCTACATAAGTAATCTTGATTTTCTTCCAGCCAAGTTTCTTTGCCGCTTTGTAGGTGTGGTTACCAGCCAAAATGAAATTCGTTCCGTACTGAACAACAATTGGACGATATTGCCCATGGGCTTTGAGTGACTGAGCAATCGCCTCAACATCACCTCTGCGTGGATTTGTTGGGTAACTCTCGAGCGTGTTAAGCGCAACTGAAGCAACTTGTCCAACTTTTATGTTCGCTTTCACTTTATGTATATCCATGCTTCAAAGTTAAAGAACTTCCAAAACATTGTGCCAACTGTAAACCCTGCGTTCTCTGCCAATATCTGATTTCGGATTGAGGTGTTTATCTTCATAATAGGTCGGAGGTCGCGCTCTTTGTTTAGTATCTCGTCGGCACTAAAGGCTTTGCGCTTGAAGTCATAATGGGCGCCGTGGATTACTTGCTCGAGTTCACCTGATTCTTCTCGGACTTTCTCAGCCCATATAAATGCCCCGCCCTCAATTAGAGATTCATAGATGATGCTTAGGATGTTTGGTCTGTCCTCGTATGGAAGAAATTGAAGTGTGAAGTTTGAAAGAATCAGACTGGATTTACCAAGGGCAGTAAAGGCTCTGAGGTCTTTGCGAACATATAGAGTTTCATCATGGGACTCAGGCAAAAGATTATCGGCTATATCAATTCCAACTTTCTTACCACGGTGAGGGAGTCTTTCTAAAAGTTTGCCAGTAGAACATCCAAGGTCAATCACCTGAGTATCTTCGGTCATGAAGTATGTACTCAAGTCACAGATTGCTTCAGTTAGCGTGTGATAGTTTGGAATTGACTGAGCAATATGCTCGTCAAAGTTTCCTATGGTTTCAAACGAAAATGGCTCAGTAGAACTCATGAAGCCTTCTACCAATTGCTTCCACGACTGGAATCGTAATTGTTCTTCCGCACCGTTCATATCTTTCGGCATCTGAAACTCGTCGTCCATCATCGTAAAACTCCGTCCATCCATCAGGTAATCCTTGAAGTCTTTCACATTCAAGCGGTGTTAATTTTCTAATTGCAACTGAATTTTCATCTCCAACTACAACGCCGTGCCTATCTTGAGAAGTAACTGTGTACATTGGTTCGTTATCTTCTTTAATCATCCTTCCGTTTGGCGATTTATTGACTCTTGCTACATCAAGAATCGCTTTTACAAAAGGAACATTATGTCCTCCAGTTCCCATGTTTGCCGTTAAAGTAGGAACTCCTTCACTTTTATATTGTCGAAAATATCCTCTTCTCCATTGAGCAACTTCTAACTCGGGAAAATCTTCCATTACATAAGGTCGAGATGCTCCCCCTTTGTAATAGTGGGCATCGAGCGTTGGAGAAATGTTGGAGAGAAGCCCCTCCCTTCTTCCTTGTTCTTTTTCGTTCGACTCATCATTCTCTGCACTTGAGATTCCGATAGGAAATACTTTTGGTCGGGGTTTTCCTCTAAGATTTCCGATAAGGAAAATCCTTTCTCGGTGTTGCGGGACTCCGAAATTTTGGCTGTCAAGCAATTCCCATTGACAGTCATACCCCAAGCCATCCAAGACTTCGAGGATGACTTCAAATGTTCTTCCTTGGTCGTGGTTGAGGAGTCCTTTGACATTCTCAAAAAGTATGTAAGGTATTCTTTTTTCACTAGCGAGTCTAAACATTTCAAAAGCAAGTGTCCCTCGGGTGTCATCCAAGGAGAATCCAGTTCGCTTTCCTGCAATTGAAAAAGTCGCACAAGGGAATCCTCCAACGAGGAGGTCGGCATCAGGAATGTCTCCAACGGAAACATTTCGAATATCTCGTCCGTCAGGTTGTTCTCCGAAATTTCGTGCATAAATTTTCCTCGGTCTCTCTAACCATTCGTTAGCCCATACACACTCATGACCAGTTCTTTCAAGTCCAAGTCTGAACGCACCAACTCCTGCGAACAACTCTATAAATTTCATTAAGCAAGTTGTTTCGCTGGTCGTCCTCGTCTGCGAACTAAGTTACCTTGAGCATCGTACTCAGGGGTGCGAGAAATATCATTGCGGATGATTTTGTAAATCAACTGCTCGGATACTCCCATGGCTTCAGCAATCTCTCGATAGGTGATGCGCTGTTTACGCAATCGAAGAATCAACTGCTTACGGCGTTTGCCTAAATCTTGAATCTGTACTTGATGAGTACGGATTGCATCGGTGAGAAGTTTTACCTCATCTAATCCTTTGCCGTCTAACTCTGTTGCTTCCATTACTGTACTCATATTGCTTCTCCATCTTCGAACAGGCGTTCGACTGCATCATCAAATTTAACTTTCTTTTGAATCTGTCCAGCGGTTGCGATAAATTCCAATTCCGTTTTCATAATGGTTTTACTATAAGCAATTGCCATTGCAATATAAATTGGCAGTATAAAAAAACTAACGACTGCTAATCCAACAACTGTCCATATTAAATTCCAGTTCAATATGTCCTCTCTTTCTTTACTCCTCGGATGTAAATAACTAACGAATTTTTATCCATCTTTGCTGGCAGAAAAGTTAGCGACTTAACAAACTTTGCAGAATCATCAGGAAGAACTCCTGCATCTACAAGTCCGTCAATCGCCGCTTTGACTGAGGGGTTACATGCCCCTACATCTTGTGGACGACCACCCTTCTGATGTGGTTCCACCGTAACGGTAATCCACGCCATAGGTGGTATCTTCTCATATTTAGCCAAGAGTTGAAAACCCGCTCGCCAAGCCTTTGTCTGTTTTGCTTGCTCCCATCGGTTACCAGCGCGTTCGGCATTTGTGAGCCAAGGTCGTTGATTAAACTCGAGACGATAAATCGTCTGCTCGCTCTCATCAACCTGACACATACATTCCATGGCTCAAGCATGAGGGGTACTCCTAATCATGTCCAGTTGGGTTTTCTGTCCATAATTGTCAATGCTCCACCAAGAACCATTTTCATCTCGAAAAGGAATCTCTTCTGCCGATTCAATCTTTTGAATTAAGTATCCACTCTCTCGGGCTTTATCTCTATTGGACTCAACCCATCCATGACATCCGCTAGTTCCAGTACCGCAAAGAATAATAAGATTCGCTGGTTCATGAAGCATTTCATTCTTTGAACCACCCATCATCCGAGGGCGCCTGTGATGAACTGACATTGGATAACCTAGAAAATCTCGATTACATCTTTCGCATTTATAGAAAGCACGGGCTAAGACTGTCCATCGGGTTTCTTCAGATACTCGGTTAGGTTTAGGTTTTGCCATTGGAGTCTTTCATCCGCGAGGGCGTCCAAGCAAGCAGGGCATACTTTTGACTCCGTTTGAATTTCCATTGCCTGAACCAAGTTACAAATAGGAATATCCTCATGGGTTAGGTGCCACCGTGTCGCTATCATTTTCCAACGGAGCATCCTCTACCCTGTTTCTATTCATGTAATCAAGAAATTCTTTTTTCCATTTTGCAATAACTTCGGGAGATGCTTTTTCTTTTTCTCTTTGCTCCCACTCCAAAGACATCAATCTACTTTTTTCTTGCTCCCTTGAATCCGCCATTCTACGACGCAACTCTTTGTTTATATGTGAGGGGGTAATCGCTGTGTCAAAATTAGCGTAGTGCCAAGAAACTATTGTTTTGGCTTCTTCTAAGGTTAAATCTCTATCAAGAGATTCTGCCCATGCTCTTACCTTCAACTCATCGACTTGAATACGCAAGTCATAAATTCCAATAAACCCGACAAGAACTGCTATGTCAGATAGATTCATTGCGGAACTTTTCTGCAAGGTCAATTGCTCTGATTGCTGATTGTTCATGTTTTGTTTTAACTCCTACTCCTCTAAGGACTAAATCCATTTGTCTCATTGATGGAACTGTGCCAATGTAATCTAACGCCTGTTCAATTTGTTCACTTGTATAGCCACGCTTATCTGCCGCTTGGCATATTGCCAGTAATGAGTGCCATGCACTTTTGCCTAAAGGTTTAACTCTTTGCTTCTCCCACCATTTTCTAGCAACTGCTTCCGAGAGCGGGATAACTGCGATAGCAGTTTCATCGCTCTTTGTTGTAGATAGGACGGATGTATAGGACGGATGGTACGGAGTGGCGTTGGGGAGTTGAACCACTAGAGTTGGGGAGTTGGGGGTATCTGAGTTGGGGAGTTCTACATCCCCTAAACTTTGTTCCTCCCCAAGAGAGTTGGGGAGTTTCTTCCATAGCAACTGGTAGACGGTTGCATTACCCCTTGAGTTTCCCTTGGTAATAATCTTCAAATGTCCTTCAGCAATCATCTCGTTAATAACCTTTCGGACATACTCAACAGAGCATCGACCTTTGGTTGAGAGATTAGTTTGAGATGCAAAGAAGCGACCATCATCATGAGAAATATCTGCGAGCGCTAGGTGGATAAGTAGACGGGTTCCGTCGTAGGGCGAATCCGCCCAAACTTTTGTTATCCACCTGATGCTCACAAATTACCTCCACAATGGGGACAACACTTTTTGCGTCCCTGTAACTCAATCGCTCTACCTTGAATACTATCTAAATTAACATAGACCTTGCAACGATTTCGTTGTTCTCTCAACCTTGCAATGCGCCCAGTTTTGTGAAGTACCGACAATACACCCGAAGAGTTTCCATGGTGTAATCCAGTCATATCAGATAACTCTTTCCAAGTTATTCCAAATGATTTTTGCTCATCTAATAATTTCAAGGCTTGCGCTTGACGCCGAGCAGTCTGTCCTGACCTGTCCGAATCTAGCGCTCGCTCTTTACTGGTTTCACTACCGCTGTGACCTGAAGTTCCCCCATAAGGTAACTCAGGCTCAAACGGTAACTCCTCCGAGTTGTTTGTCATTGGCGTCCTCTTCCAATTTAGGCGGATTTATTTTTGATTGTTGTTCTTTGAACTTGGCACGGAATTGGTCAAGAAGTGCGACTGGGTAAGCGTCCTTGTTCAAGGTTATGTACTGACCGATTAAAGATAAAGATTCCATATCGGTTGATTGACTAATTCTCACGATGACTGCCTCAGATGGTAAAACATCTTTCTCACTTGAGCGTTCATAAGAAGTTGCATCAGGGTCTACCTCATCGGTTGGAAGTGATAGCGATTGAAGTAAGGCAGTACGGAAAGCAACTGACATGGCTTTGGCTGTTGCCTTATCGCCTGAGTCCATTGCTTCGCCAACTACTGTTGCTTTGATTGTGTCACCGTTTGCTCCAATAAATGTATAAGTCACTTTGACTCTGACATGACCCATAGCGGTTCGGTTCTTTCCAATCTCAACTGTTTGATAGTCATACTCTTCAACTGAAGGCACAACGATTACACCGAACTTTTGAAGTGCTGGAGATACTGCATTGACAACAGAATCAATTCCTCGGAAGTTAAATCCTTGGGCTGTGTTCTTGTCCTTCTTTGCAATTGCTCCAACTGCTTTCATAATCTCACTCAGGGCTTGAGCGATTGGTAATTTGTTTTCCATGTTCCCTCTCTCTACTCTGCTATTAAGAACGAGACTGAAACTTCAGCGGGTACAACTTTGACTGAAGGAACAATTTCGCCTTGGGTTGATATTACTTTATCTTCAGACTGATTCAAAGCACCTAGGGCTTTTTTATCAATTTCTTTTTTAACTCTGACTAATTCAGGGGCATTTGTCTCAGCCCATTCAAGGAACTTGGATTCATCCTCAATATCGAACTTAACTCGACCTGAGATAGTTTTGATGGTGCCGTGGGGCAGGACTATGCTTTTACGGTCTTTAGAGCGCTCCTGAAGGGCGTATGGGCGTAGGTTCGCCTCAAACCATTCAGCATCTCTCTCAAGGGCTGTATTGACCCTCTGAAGCCATTCTGTGACCCTCTGTACTTCTCGGTCAAAGATGGCGGTGTTATCTGATTGCTTGCGTCGAATGGAGGCAAGTTTTCTCATTGCCCAATCTGCTTTTGAATCGTCATCAACAATAAACGGTTCACGGGCTGGCTCTTCAATGATTTCAAAATCATCGACTGGTGTTACTTCTAATGCGTTGTCCATGTGGACTCCTCTCGTTATGGGAGAGGATACTAAACCCTAGTTTAGTTTGTCAAGTACCTACAACCCGATTACTTGTCCAACATACACGGAGGCACCGACAATGGTTGAAATCATGAGAGCGCCGACTGTCCTGACTACCCACTCAGAGCGGGACTCCATCTTCTCAAGACGGTCTGTAATGTGTGTCATGGCTTGAGCAAATCTTTCGGAGTCAGAATCATAAACATCTTTGCGAAGATAGGTCTGACCAACATTGAGATTCATCTGCTTGACTTCCATGGTCAAGTCATCAAGCCGACGCATAATCTCTCCTAAACTCGGTTTCACCTCTTCGCTCATTTTTTATGCCTCGTACTTTGGGCGAGCAATACCCATGATTAGTTTGTAAGGTCTTTTCTTTAAGAAAGTGCCATCTCCGTTTGATTGACTTCCCTTTCCATCACCACTTGTATTGCCTTCGTAAACTTGTAAATACTTTAAGGTTGTGTTGTTCCATTTTACAATACCAACATGGTCAGGCTGTGCATCTTCATCAAACTGAAAAAATGCAATATCTCCAGCCCTTGCTTGTCCTACTGGAACTAATTGACCTTTACTTGCAAACCATTTCAAACCAGCATCGCATGAGGCAAAACCTTTTGCAGATTGAGCCGCGACTAGAGGGGATAGACCTGCCTCCTTGAAACACCATGAGACATACATAGCGCACCAAGGTTGGTTATTGAGTCCATACCACTTGCCAAATTTTGTGTCGTTTTCGCCAGTTTCTTTGTAACCAGCATCAACCTCCGCTTTCGCGGAGGTCAAGACTTTTTGGACTGACATTTATTTTTTCTTTGCTTTAATTTTTTTTACGACTGCCTCAGTTACTCCGTCGGCAATCTTGCCAAACGCAGGGTCTTTAGGATTAGCCGCTCTGATGGCAACGGGGAGAACGGCAGAAACGCCAGCCGCTAGAATTGCTTTGAGTGCATCGCCGTCAAGAGCAAGGATGTCCCCGCCTGTAATCATGAAGGCTGTTGTTACTGCCGCTAGGAATGAGCGTCCATACGAAGCGAGCATTGCTTTAATTTTACTGTCCATTATATTCTCCTAAGAGTAGGTGGATAAATTCTAACCTATGGTTTATGAACCACGGTTATTATGCTTGTTTCCCAATGACTAACAAATCTGCGCCAAATGATATTAACCAAACTGTGTCATTTTGCGTTGGGCTATAACTGCTCAAATACTTAACTTTAGGCAAGGTGTTTGTGCCTCCAGCAATTTGAACATCAAGAGTAGCGGGACTGACATTTACAGTCACAACTTTTGCTTGGCGAAGTCTTAGATTTGGCAAACTGACATCGCCTTTTATTTGATTTACAAGGTAAGCCAAGTCCATCAGAATCTCCTACTTCTACCAATTGCGTTCATCGTACCCTTGGCATCTAGGGGTATCGTGATTGAGTCTAGGGTCAAAATTTTGTCTACGCCAACTGGAGTACGGGTAATTTTTACTAGGTCATAAACATCATGAGCAGGGTTCACTATTTGGTCCCATGTAATTTTCTCAGTTGAGCCTATGACTTTCTTTAACTCAGCCTTAGCCGCCTCAGTTGCCTCGGCAACTGTAAGCACCGTTGGACTGCTCATAAACTTTACAACCTCACCATAAGTTTTGCGGTAGGTAGGTGAACTTGGGTTATCGTCAAAGGCTTCACCAATTACACCAATAGATAAGTTTGTTCCCTCTCCTGTAAATATAACCCCATTATAGGACTCATCAATACTAAGAGAACGATTGATTTGAATTAAGATTGAATCAGCGCCGTCGGTATATGTTGCAACTGGTGACCCCAAGTCAGGGTCGGGGATTGGTCGCATACGGGCTGTACCATTCTCATCAAAATATAAATCCATAGAAGCGGACTCGGCAATCTTCAAAGCCTCACGCCACGGGTCAGAACTTTGGTCAAGGGTTGGGTAAAGCAAAGTTGTAACTTGTCCAGTAGCAGGGAAAATTGTTTTAACTTGTGGGTATCTAAATTTCAAAATTTGTTCAATAGCAGTTTCTTTGGCTGTGCCATCGGCAATATAGAACTCATGATTTGTAAATTTAGCCCGAGCAAGAAGCAAACTTCGGTCAGAGCCTTTGACTGCAATTTTTACACCTTGGGCTGTATCTGTAATTTCTACACCCGTAATTACAAATACTCCAAGAGGAACTAATTCCTCGGTGCCGTCAGGAAAGACAACCCCGCGGTAAATTTTTATTTCTCGGTTATATGGCAGAAAGATTGCCGACCTATTGTTTTGTGGAACTAAGGTTCCATCTTTATCTATGAACTCAAGGGAACATTCGCGCCGAACTGAACGGCGGTTATCAATACTTACGCTTCCTGAAATTGGTTGAGCGGTACTAATAATAGTTCCGTTTGAAACATCAAAGACTTCAACCTTTACTTTAGTTACATGAGATTTTTTTACGGTCTCTTTGAATGAAGCCGAGACTGGATACATTATGGGGCATCAACTTCAAAGTAAGTAACTTTTACAACTCTGATTAAACTATCGATGTTGCCTGACTCAACCCAGTTTCTATCTACAAAACGAACATACTTCAGACGAGCAAGCGGGTCGCGTACTAATAAAGTTCCTTGGTAAACAAGAACTGGATACAACTCATCCCAATCATCTTCTCCTTGAACTGTAATTTCATAGGTGCCATCAATGCCATAAATAGATTGGGCTACAACAACTGACTTAGAGGCACCGAGGGGTTTGAATACTCCATAGGCTTCAACAATAGTTTGACTCAAAGGTTGTTGAACACTAACTCCTACAACTTTTATATCATCATCATCGGGGGCGACAAAAGACCAACTTAGAGGATTATTAACAAGAATAGGAGAAGAGGATGTGTAACCTGAAGAAATAGTAGCCATTAAATATCAGCCCTCGCTTTCGCTCTGTATTGGATTGTTGTATCAAGGGGAACTTCATAGTCGTCAATTTGAGCAATCTGTGAAGTATCAGCCGATACTGGACTGTTGCGGATAGCGGTAAATACAGTTCCTCCATCATCTGAACGCTCTACATCAAATTTGAATTCTGAAAAACCACCGCGGGTAAAAACAGGCTCATCACCTGAGTGAAAGCCAATCTTGTCTACATAGTGAACTCCGCTTGCACTTGCGCTAACAACTTTTACAAAAACCTGAGCATGGGTAGCGGTTGGGGGTGCTAAAACTGTTGCACTCGCTGTTGCCCAAGCAGAACTGGTTGCGCTGACTGATGTTCCAAAAGTCGTGCTTATTGTTGCACCCGCTGAAGTCAAATAGCGAATACCAACTGCACAATCACGGGTTGTACTCCCTGCCTTAAAATCTGCAATAGCAGAAAATTCTTGGTTTGCTGAAACTATAAATTTTGTACCAGTAGTTGTTGATGCCGTGGCATCTCCTGATGCTGTTGCTGTTATTGCAAGTGAGGCTGTGCCATCAGAGAATTGAGCAGTTGAACGAGCAATTGAAGAATTTGTTACTGCAATCCAACCAGTTGTATTGGTTTCAAGGGAGGCTTGGTTAGCGCTTAGAACATTTGTTCTACCAAAAACTGTAAGGGTTACTGCCTCAATGTTGGTATCGTAGAAAGCAGTAATAAGTGGTGTAGCGGGAGCATCAACATCAATAGTAAATTGACTATAAGCATAATCACTAAAGTAATCAGCACCGTTTAATAATTGAGCAACTCGCACATAGGCTCTATAAGTTGTGCTATCGGCTAAGTCAGCCTCAAGCGTTTGCCCGTCGTTACCTGAAGTTACAACTCCAGTCTCTACTGATGGGGTTGTTGTTGCAGGGTCAAAACCTGAGCCACCGTATGTAGCGGCGTCAAAAATTTTTACTTCATACGCGCTTTGTGGGTCTCCATCTACATCAGCATAAGTCCAAGTGACTGAAGGAAAAGTAGTATCTGTGATAGTTCCACTCGGCGCTGTGACTGTAACGGTTGGTTGAGTTGTAGTTTCTACATCAATAAAAAGAGCAACAAGTTCAGCACGGTCACCGCTTATTATTGAGTTGTCTGTAAATTTAACAACTAAGTTATCAATTAAAGTCTGAGTCCAAGCCTCACCATTTGGAGCGGTTGTAAGTTTTAAGGCTGTATCAAGGGTTGTAATTGTCAAAGTGTTTGCTTTAGTAAATGGAACTGAGTAGTAAACCTCTCTACCATTTCGGTCTGTAATAACTCCAAGACTCAATTGGATACTGCCAGTAGTTCCTATCGTGGCACGGGCGCGAAGATTAACATAGGCAACTTTTTCCGTAGCGGCTAAAGTTGTTGTTCCAAACTCTGCTTCATAAGAAATGGGAACTGTTGTGCTAGTGCGCTTAACAAATGTGTTATCGCTTGAATCAGCGAGCGCCGCATGAACTGAAGCAGACCCACCTGAGATAGTAAAAGAAGCGGCGTTATTCCAGTTTGCGTTAGGGCGAAGTACATAGGTAGCCATTATTTGTTAGCCAATTCTTTTGCCAAGATAGCGAATGTTTCTTGAATTCTCTTAGTGATTATGTCAGCCTTTTCACCTTGGTCTGCGGCACCTGTTGTATCAACATTAACTACAAACGCGCCCTGCTCAATAACTATATTGTTTCCACCGACTCCTCTAAAACTTGCCTCTGCATCGGTGATTTGAGCAATACCAGCCTGAGCGCTTGCAATCTTTTGACCAAACGCCGCCTCTGAACCGAACTTACCAATTGCCGCACCAGTAAATGCAATTGACTTTTGAATCTCATTGATTTGTGCAATTGCCTCAGCGCCTCCACCAAGAATTGACGCCGCAATTTGAGCGCCCTTGATTGGTCCTGATTCAACTAAATCTTTAATTGCAGTTGCATCTAAACCAAGGGCTTGTAGTTGAGTTATCTGACTAGCAAACTGTTGGCTCTTATTAAGCCGAGTCCGCATATTTTCAATAAGAGATTTTGCTTTAGGAATAAATCCATCAGGAAGTTCTACACCTTTGAGTCCAGCAAAACCCATAATGGTGTCTTTGAGGGAATCTGCAAAATCTTTAGCCGCTTGTTGTAGGTCTGATAGAACATCACTTATTGACTCAATGCCAGCCTTCATTGCTTCACGAATTTTTTTCATTAAATCTGCTTGGTCTTGAATAGAACCTAAAGCATCATCGGTAGTACCTGTACCTGCTTTATCGGCTTTTTCTTTTTCTTTTTTAAGAATGTCTCCAAAGCCAAGACCTTCTTTAAGACTATCTTGAATTTTTCCAATAAAGTCGCCAATGCCGTCTGCAACATTGCCAGCAAAATCTGTTGTATCTGCAAACGCCAACATCTGAGTTGAAAGGGCAATTAAATAATCACCAGCCGCGTCAGCCTTATCAGCCACGCTATCAATAAATTTTCCTACTGTTCCTGCAAAATCAAACTTAACTGCTTCGCCAAGGGCGTCAATCATTGTTCCTAAAGCGGCTGATGCTGTCTTTGCTCCACCAACTAAACCTTCAATAAGTTTGGCACCATTATCTTTATTTCCAAACTCCTGAACTTTAACCGCAAAATTAGTAAGAGTTTTCTCTGTTGCCCTTAATCCTTTTTCAACTGCATTTCCAACAGTAGATATACCATTAACTGTTTTTGTTACCCCGCTAAGGATTCCATCAAATGCTGTTTTACCAAACCCTACAAGCGTGGATGCAAAACCTGTAACTAATGCTTGACCAGCGGCAAGACCGCTTTTTATACCGTTTGAAATTTGAGCGCCGACTAAAGGAATTTTTTCAAATAATGCCGCAAGCGATTTAATCCATCCAGTTAATTTGTCAAAAACAAAACCAAGAAATTTACCTACTCCTTGGGCTATATCATCTAAAATACCAAAAATTCCTTCGCCTACATTTCCAATAGCCGATAGAATCTTTAGGAATATGTTTTTAACTCCGCCAAACAAATCATTAAATGCCCCCACTAGGTCAGCAACGGCACCAATGATAAATGCAAAGACTCTAACAATGCCTTCTACGACTAAAGAAATTACCTTGATAATTGCATTGAATATAGTTTTAACTACATCGTAAAGAGTTCCTTGGGATTCCATAAACATAATAAAAGCATCGACAACGAACTTAATAGCCTTAAGTAAAAACTTATACCAAGTAAGAATAATGTCAATTACAAACTCAAAGACCATAGCAATAACTTCTGCAAAGAAACCAAGAACTCGCATAATGGAAGCAAAGGCTTTTATTACATAGCCAATAGCCTTTACAATGTATGCAAAGACGCTGATTACAACTTTAGCAATAAAGTTAAAGACTGTCTTAAAAACATCACCTACGGTTTTATTTGTTTTAATTAAATAACCAAGAGCCACTAATAGGGCAACAACTACTCCAATAAAGAGCGGAATAGGGTTTAAGGCTATGGTCATATTTAATATAGCCACCGCACTTCTTAAAGCATTTATTACTATTGTGACTCCCGCCGTTACGGTTCCCATAATTGCTGTCGCCGCTGTGGTAAGTAATATGACTGCTCTATATGCGCCATACCCTAGAGCAACTGCCGCAATAGCAACTCCTAAAACCTTAAATACTTCAGCAAACCTTTGAATAAAACTTATAGTTGCTTTGACTATGTTGGCAACCAGTTGTATAGCCTTTGCAAAAACACCAATTGCTAAAGCAGACACCTCTGTAAATACTGCTCCAACTTTTTTAAGTATTGGTAATAAAGGAGCAAAAGCAGAAATCAATTGCCCTAGCGCCCCTCGTATTTGGGGAGATGACACGGCAAGAGCAAAAAGTGTAAAAATTACCTTGTATCCATTTAAGGCATTAAAGAAACCTTGGAAAAAAGGCGCCGCTTGGGACAAAGATTTACCTGCTGTAATACCAAAATAAGTAGTAAATGCTAATGCAATAGGTAGTATTTTTTCCATAGCCGAGGCAATTCCATCAATACTTAATTTACTTTTATCCACTTTTTCAATAAAGTTACCTAGGTTTGTTGCTAGTTTTGCAATTGGGTCTGACAATTTAGTTAATACTTTTTCCATAGCATCAAGGAATTTAGAAAAAGTTCCACTTCCTTCTGAGGCTTTTGTAAATTTAGTAGACAACGCAAGAGTGGATAAAATTATTTTGCTGAAGGCAGTTAATAATCTTGAGCCAACTGCTTCTTGCAATCTTCTAGTTTGGTCACCCATTTCTTTTAAGGCTCGAGAAGGGCTTTGTATTGCAAGGGTATAAGCATTTTGAACTTTTGCTCCTTCTTTTAGAATAAAATTCATTACTGCTTGGCGTCTTTCAGCCATATTTAACTCACTAGCGCTCTTACCTATTGTCCGACCATAGATGGCAAAAGCCTCGGTAGCCCCAGTCGTAATACCAATTTGGCGTAACATTCTTGTTTGCCCAGTTGTGATAGCAAAAATTAAAGTTTGTAAAGCGTCAGCAGAATTTACACTTGCTGTAACAGATAAGTTTTGAGCGATGGTGGCTAATTGAGTTGCATCACCTAAATCAACATTTGATTGAGCAAGTTTAATAACTGCTCGCTGGGCGCCCACCGCAGATATTCCAATTTTTTTGATTTCTTCAACCGCAATAGCAAGTTGCTCATATCCGTAGCGAGTGGACTGACCAATAGCCTGTAAAGCAATATCTAACTCTTGAACTTCAGCGGCGGCTTTGAATGACTTAGTAGCAAAAACAATTAAACCAATAGCCGCGGTTGCGGCAACGGCACCAAGCGCTGTTAAACTTCCATTTAATCTGCCAGCCGCTACTTGAAAATTTTCAGCACTTTTTGATGCTTCTTGTAAACCTTTTGTGAATTGAGCAGAATCAGCGGTGAGGCGAGCGCGGACTTCCATGGTTGGTGAATCAGCCATTTATCTCCTAGCCTTTGCTCTTCTCTCGGCTTTCTCGCGTTCCTTTTCTTTTACAAGATAGAAAGCGTTCCATTCGGTCAATTCCATACTGCTAAGTGGGCGGTGGGATTTACTTCCGTAAAGAAGTTCCCCCACCGTCCTACCTAACTTTTCTGCTAGTTCAAAAAGAAACCGTCTCTCAGGATTCTTTAGGAAATCGAGCCTGTGCTTGGTCTACCGCCTTATCACCTAGACCTGAACTGCCAAGAGCCTTTGTTGCCAAACGCTCAATGACTGCGCCATTCTTAGAAAGAATTGCTTCACGGTCTTGTTCTGTAAAGACTGGTAAACCCGTTGTAGGGTCAAACACAGTTGCGATAACAGTCTTTGCGTACATATTAGAAATGTCCACTTTATCTGCCGAGGTTGCCCCCTCAGTAAGTGTTGCTCTCTGTCCAGCCGTCATAGAACGAATTTCTACTGAAACGCCCCACTCAGGGACTTGCAGTAACTCCTTCGTAATGTCGTCTGCTTCAAATATCTTTCCGCGTAAATCTGTCATTTCTTTTTCTCCTTGGGACACTAGGTTGGTCACGATAAATTATTTAGTTTTTTTGAAACAATTCCTATTAAGCGTAGGTACCGCGTGTTACGGCGCCTGTTACTTGGAACTCGGCTGAGTATGTCACTACATCTCCGATAGCACCACTCTTCTCGTAAGAGGTTAGAAGTGCTTCTCCTGTGTACTTTGTGTAAGTAGCAGTTGAACCTTCAGGACCGTACTCGAATGAAACTGAATCTGCTTTTCCTACGATAGCCGCTAGGTGAGCATCAACTGTTGCATCAAAGTTACCTGATACTGAAATCGTTGCATCTGTTAGCCCAACTACATAAGACTTTGCTGATGAACCAAAAGCGCTGGTCTCGGCTGTGTCTACTGATTGTGGGAATGAAACATCTGTAAGGGTATTGCTAATATCGGTAAGGGTTCCAGCGTTGTTGTCTACCTTGAATACGGTGGATTTACCATGTCTAAATGTTGGCATTTTTTTACCTCCTAGTAAAAGCCACCACAGGGGTAGCCGAGCCTGTTGAACCTGCGACTGTGTATACAACTCGTAGGTATCGATTGATTGTTGTTCCGCTTGCAACCTCAACTCTTTCTGAGGTTTTTTGAGTGCTTGTAACGGTTGTGAAAGAAACAAGGTCAGCAAAAGTTGAGTTATCTGCTGAGTGTTGAACCTTTACACCGATTGTTCCGTTACGGGTATTAACTGGAACTGACAAGAATCCCGCTCCGCCATTTAAGGAAGAAGTGGTGTTATCTACGCCTGTTCCATTTCCAGTCGCAGAAATAGCCGAACCCGAGGAAAGAATCTTCCCGTGTTCAACTGCATCTGTTGATTGGAATTCTGCGCTTGCTTGGACAACATCTGCGATGGCACTTGAGACCTCATAAGATGTATCGTCGGCAACTAACATAATTGCTCCTGCGGCAACTGAATTACCTTGGGGAGCAACAATTATTTTATTTTTTGTAGCGGAGCCAAGAGCGGTTGCAAAAAAAACATCTGTTCCTACGGAGGCGGTTCCTTCAAACATTCCTGAAAGAGAGATTGTTCCGTCTCGGTGACCGACAATGTAGGTCTTAGCGCTTGTACCGAAGGCACTTGTCTCAGCGGTATCAACACTTGTTGAAGCGCTAACATCATTAAAATAGGTAGAAAAATCAAACTCATTTAGAAATACATTGACATTTTTACCATGGGCGAATGTAGGCATTATTTCTCCTCAACTGGGCGTTGATGTGGGGTTCCATCTTGTAGGAATCCATCGCCATCACCATCTGTGGCATCGGCGTCAAAACCATCTGCAACAACAGGTTCTTCTACAACCTCTGCAACTGGTTCGGCTTTAGGTTCTTCAACAACAGACTTTTCGATTTTCTTTGCTGGCTTATCTGTATCTTCAATAATTCCTGAATCTAAAAGCCATTTAACTGACTGGGCTGGAATATCTTCAACAACATCCCCAACTTCAGCGCGTTTATTAGGTGGGTAATCAATACCCTGTAAGACTCTATAACGAGCCATTAAAACCTCCTCCGTGACGGCACATAGAAAACCCGAGTGACCGTCAAGGTCACTCGGACACGGAAGAGACGAAAAACTCAGGCGACTAAGCGCACATTGAGTTTAGTATAGCGTATGAAGATTTTTACTTTTAGTTAGATATTATCTCTTCTTAAGCGTTCTTCTTGAATCATTCCAAGAGTTAAGAAATAACCAATGCCATCTACTGCGGTATCGGGCTTAGATTGATTTACTTCACGGGCTATTTTCATGCCGACCATACAGAGGGCAACTTGCTCGGCAGAAACCTCACAGCCGAGGATTACAGACCATATCTTTGAGGCACGGGTAAAGTTATCAAGCGGATGCCCGTAAGCCTCCTGACGCTCTCCTGAGACCAATTCAGCGGCATATAAAGCAATGTCTCTAGGGTCGTTCATAATACTTGGATGTCCGAGACTCCCTCGCTCGTTACTAGGAATGTCAGAACTCCCACAGCCGCAACCTCCCCCTTGGATTGTCTCCACCAAACGCTTCCCCCGTCGAGGGCTGGTGCTTGTAGCCATTTAACTCCTCCCCAATCTGCTAGACGAAATGAATGATAGTGACCTGAAACTAAAATGTCACAATCGCCAATTGATTGGCGTCCTAGAGTTTGGTCAGCAATCCATCTGCGAAGTTTTGCTTCAGGACTTCCTGCGCTACGAGCAAGGTGTCCATGAGTAATTCCAATAATCTTTCCATTAACTTCAAGAGTAAGACTCAACTCCTCCGTTGGGATAGCAAAACGAATGTGACCATAGGCTTCAGGGTTGGCTTGGAAGATTTCAGCAACGGACTCAACTAGGGCTACATCATCATTATCATTAAGAGTAGTAAAGGCTTTTCCATTCTTACGGTTCTCACCATGGTTTCCACCAATTGCCATGACGGTGATATTAGGGACAACCTTTGACCAACGGATAAGAGCATCTCTTAGGAGACGACGAGCAATCTTTACTTGGTCTCTTCTATCAACCTCAACTGTAAAGGTTTGAATGTCATAGTGACCATCGCATCCTTCAACTAAATCACCTAGACATAAAACGGTGATTGAATCAATTGGGCGACCTATCTTTTTTAATTCTTTAATTCTGAACTCAACATCATCAACTGCTTGGAGCCATCTACCAACTAAACCTTTTAGACCATCACCATCTCTTTTACCTACCTGCCAGTCCGAGGCACATACGACAAGGCTTGCTCCACCTGTCATTTCTTTGCGCTCGCGGGGTTTATGTTTTTTAATTTCTGCAATTAAGGCTTCAATATCGGCAACTTCTTGTTTGCCTTTGCGAACTACTTTACCTTTCCATTGGCGGTTAAGAACTCCTAAAGTATCGCCCCACACATTAAAAAGAACTGGTTCTACTACTTGAAAATGTTCGGGGTCTAATCCCCACATCCTAAGAACTCCCGACCAATCAGGAGAGTTATCGCCCTCCATGGGCTGAGTGGTTACCGTTCCCTCTTCACCTTGCCAAGTTACTCCAGGCAACCACTCTGCTTGTCTTTGACGAGGTTCAGTTTTTTGAACTGAATTTATCTCGCTAGTCTTAAGTAAATTATCTAAAGCATCATCAAGACTCATTCGGACACTTACACCCATCTTTGCCTATAAGCCTTCGTCGATGCCTTCTAAGAACATCGCTGGAAGATACTTGAAGTCCGTAGGCTAACATAACCTCGCCAAGACGAGATGAGTTTACTTTTTCATTTCGCATAATTTCATTTAGTTTAGAACGCAAAGGTTCATCTAAATCTGCGACTAACTTACCAATTGAACAACCGCTCTGTCCTCTACCTGAACCAACTAAAGAATCTAAATCCTTAAAAAAATCATCCTGATTTATTTTTGGATTTACACCTTGGGCATCGGATACTCCATGGACGCGTTGCACTTTCGAAGAGGAGCCTGTCACATTTCCAGCATCGTTGGAACTCATCGGTTGTTGCGTTTCTGCCATACGGGTCTACCACTCTCTCTTGCGGAGCCGTTGGCTCCTCGTTTACATTCTCACTAAGCATCGGAAATTCACCGAGATTAGTGGGCGGTACTTCGGGTCTACTCCTAACATGTTTACTGAACCCATCGGTTCAATCCTCATAATATGCACCCCTGAGACCGATTGTTCAAGCACCGACGCGAGTAAAACGCGAATTGTTTCTGCTTTGTCTCTAGCCGTTGGATAATCTTCTCTACCTGCTCGGCAGATAATTTGAAGCATTGGGTAGTCAATTCTGATACCGCCTGACCCCATAGTAAATGTTGGGGAACTTCCAGCGTTCTCATAAACTGCTACGCAAGCGTCAGGTGTTTCAGGAAGAGTTCCTAAAAAGATGTTAGTTCCAAGAGTTCCTTGGCTATTAGTAACTAAATAGTCACCTACTGATTCAAGAATAGTTGCCATTAGTTTCTATGCCCTTTCTGTATGATGTCGATAATTCTACCCTTTATGTTTTCTTGGATTGTAGACATCGCTTCCATGACTGGTTGCTCAAGGTATTTAGCCTGAGTTGGTGGATTGTGATAGTTGCCAATAATCTCATGGACATAAAGAGCATAAGAAGCGGCGGGACCACCATAGAAAATATCTACAAAATAGCCTGTGTTTCCCATTTGTGGCGCAGAGACTCCACCTGAACCACGAAGAACTCCAGTATCTACTGGAACAAGAACTTGTGACTTAGCAAAAATAACATTGGCTTCTTCATAAATTGCTTGGGCTATTGCTTGAGGAGTATCTTCTGCTCCAGCCTTGAGAGCATTAACTAACTCTTGGTCGCCGAATAAGTCGAGTGTAAAAGACGACTTTGCCATGTCTAACGCCCAAATCTGATGACGGCGTGATGCGCTCCGTTTTCGTCTTTGATTTTGTCTATTGCATTTATTGTAAAGGTGTCCGCCCCGACAACCATTTTATGACCTACCGTAATTGTTGCGGCAGGACCATTAGTAATAAATCTCCCAATATCTACAACTTCTTGACCTTGAACATCTTTAGATTTTGTTTGTCCGTAAATTAAACGACCAGTTACGGTGGTGTCTCCACTAAAAGTAGGTTTGTTATATTTATCAACAGAGGCTTTGGCGGTAAAAACAACAGAGTCGGTAAGGAACTCTGCAACTTTGGTATAGATAGCATCCATTGGCTACCCCTATTCAACTATACGGCGGTCATAGACATTGTTAGGGTTGTCGTGAATTCCAGCATAAGCATCAGTATTGTAATCCGTAACAAGTCTGTCATTTGTAGATTTAAGAGAATCGGCGTTGGCAAATGGACGAGGAGGAGTTTTACGCATACGGCGCTTAAGAAAATTATCAGCAAGGTCTTGGTATTGTTGTGATTTAGCGGAGTACGACTCAGATACCGAAATGTCTCCTACACTCTTTGAAGTTGAATCTGCTAAACGATTGAAACGAGAAGCAAGAGTTTCACACGCGGCACGACAAATTTCATATACATCTACCCACTCGGCAATTAAATAATCTAACTCAGCGTCATTAAAAAGAGCATCGGTAGAATCAACATCGTTGATAAGAAACCGAACTTTATTACGGGTTGAGGTAGACGGGTCACTTGAGTAGGTAAAAGTCATTACATTCCACCAAGCATAAATGCAGTTTGTCTAGCACGGTCTAAAGCAGAAATATCTGTTGCGTATGTACTGGCTAACATAGTATTTGTTACCGTTCCAGTATCTCCTGTTGTAACTACTGTTCCAGTTACATTTGGCAAAGTAATAGTTCTATCTGCCGTTGGGTCTACAACTGTAAGTGTAGTTTCAAAAGCATCTGCGGTAGCACCCTCAAATACAAGGCTTGTTGTGACTTGTGGCGCGTTAAAGTAGTTATCAATATCTGTTGCTAAATTAAGGAAGTCAGTATGAATGGCAGGGTTATCACCCGCCGTTGGGTATCTAAACCCCTTAGTTGTTGTACCTGCCATGATTTACTCCTTAGTTATTCTTGTTCTACCCAAGCGAGGGTATCTTCGTCCCATGAGTAACGCTTGTCATCTGTTGGCATAGGAGTTGGAGCGTTCCATAGATAAGTTTCTTCATCTTTTATCCAAGATGGATATGGCTGTGGTGCAGAAAAACCAATGCCGTCAAATGTATATCCAATACCTGCATAGTTTTTGTGGATAGGGAACTTTCCCTCTGAATGAACTCCACCAAATGTGTTGTAAGAGGTTTGAACCCATTCCCCACCTAAGTTTTGCTCACACCAATCGGGACCGTCGGCAACAATAACTTGCGTAACAATTCCGTTTTCTACTTTTGCATAGTGACCCATATCTACTCCTTTTCCTCTCCGTAGAGAGTTTGTGTATTAACTAATTTTACCTCACGCTTTGTGACGATTCCACCTTTATCATCAAGTTGAGTTTTAGCAGTTGCTTCATTATCGGCAATAATGTGGACTAACATAATCACTTCAAAACTAAAACATTGAGTTGGTTTAGTTTCTTTAATCTTGTTTACATTTTTCATATTACCCTCTCGTTAGACTGCGTATCGAATGATAACAATACCGCTACCGCCTATACCTTGATAAGGCGCACTTCCTACAACATTTCCTCCACCTGCTCCGCCACCTGTATTGGCTGTTCCATTTGTACCAGCCCTATCAGGAGCGTAACCACCGATATAATAACCTGAACCACCACCACCATAACCACCAACACCTTCAGTACCTGGAGCCCAAGAATTTCCACCACCACCACCAGCGTAGTAATAAGTACCTGATACATTTTGACCTGTGTTTGTTGCAGCACCCCAACTGGAATAAGTAGAACTACCTACACCACCATTACCACCAGCATTAGAACCACCATTTGCACCAACTCCACCTGCTCCACCACCACCTGCTGAAGAGTAAGTAGAACCACCGCTACCAACTCCACCAACATTTCCTTGACCGCTAGTTGCGGTACCTGAATTTGTTAGAAAACGCATACCCGAACCACCACTTGAACCACCACTACCACCAGTAGCATCGCTAGCACCACCAAAACCGCCACCTACTGCGGCAGTTAAAGATATACCAGTACCAGTTACATTTGAATTATTACCAGCAAGTCTAACTCCACCAGCACCTACGGTAACTGTGTAATCTGAAGCAGTTAAAGATTGAGAAGGAGTATATTGTAATCCACCTGCTCCGCCTCCACCTGTAGCACCACTACCAGTAGCAGTAGCAACAGAGCCACCACCGCCAGCAATTACTAACATATCAGCAGTTAATGATTGAGCAGGGGTAAATGTTCCTGAACCAGTAAATGTGTGATACCAATAAGTACCATCTGTATTTACTGTTCCACCCTTTGCTTTAGCGAGATAACTTAAAGTTGTATTAAATGTTCCTGAACCTGTAAATGTGTGAATTGTATTGCCACCTGATGTTGTTACTGTTCCACCTGAAGCAATTTGAGAACCTCCATAAGAAACTATAACAACACCGCTACCACCAGCACCACCAATGTAAGTACCTGAACTTGTCCAGGTGCCACCGCCACCGCCACCAGTATTTACGGTTCCTGAACCACCATTACTATTTAAGCCACCAGCGCCTCCAGGAGATGATTGCGTTCCAGCACCGCTAGTTCCAGCACCAGCACCGCCTCCAGCATAATTTACAGATGAACCAGTAATTGAAACTGCAAGAGCAGCACCACCAGCACCACCAAACTTAGATGTATGGTTACCTCCAGCACCTCCAGCACCACCACCACCACCTGATGAGTCAAATGCTGTACCTCCAGGTCCAGAAGTACCAGCCGCATTTCCTTGAACTGGTGAGGCTGTTCGAGTTCCTGGACTACCAGTCCAACCACCAGAACCAGCACTTCCACCATTACCACCAGTACCGCCTTGAATAGCACCGTTTCCGCCACCTGTGCTAGTGATTGTGGAAAATACAGAATCACTTCCTAGTCCGCCAGCACCCGCAGCATGACTAGGAGCGCCGCCAGCACCAACGGTAACTGTGTAACTTGTGCTTGGTGATAAAGACAAAGCAGTTTCTAAAGCACCGCCACCACCTGTTGCGGTTACTGTGGAACGAAGTCCTCCAGCACCACCAGCACCACCTACAGTACCATCTGAACCGCCACCGCCACCGCCTCCAGCAACAACAAGGTAATTAAAAGCAGACGGAAATCCACCACCTAAACTGCGGAGTCCTCCAAAACCACTAACAGAGCCACCTGCGCGAGAAGCAATTAACGGCATAATTGAATCTCCTTTAGGCGAACTTGGTTTGTGTTTCTAGGACAGTAAATGTAGCAGAGGCGGTCTTAATAATTGTGAAAGAGTACGCATCAATAGATGAAGCATTACCAGCGGTAATAGCAGCAGGAACTTTTGGAGTTACTGCGTTGCCATCGATAGTAATTGCGCTTGGGTAGTAAGCAGTTGAGCCATTTGTATTGAGCCAAACAACAGTAAGTGAATCACCTGTGTTCATAAAAGTATTTAGTGAAACACTACTTGAGTATCTAAAGTTCAAAGTATGGTTGGCTGTTGCGTTTGAAGTGTAATACCAAATTGAAGCAGTAGTTACATCAAAGTTAATTGTTCCAGTTGCCGCAGAAGCCACAACATTTATATCTTCGTTTAAGCCCTTGACTATGTTATCGGCGATAGTTCCAGTCGCAACATTAGAAGCATTAAGACCATTATTAACTGCTGTATTGATTGCAGGACTTGTTAGAGTTTTATTTGTAAGGGTATCTGTTGTTGCCTTACCTACAAGAGTATCGGTTGCGGCGGGTAATGTTAAAGTTCCTGAAGCGGCGGCTGAGGCTTGTAATACTGTTGAACCGCTTGATGAACCAGTATGTGTAGCACCACTACCAATAGTAGGAGATGTTAAAGTTTTATTAGTAAGCGTATCTGTGGAAGAAACAGTAACAACATTAACGCCTTCAACAGATAATCTACCAGCAGAAGCACGGGCTAAAGTTGTATCGGTTGCGTGACCTAATTCAACACTTCCAACACCTAAAGCAGTAGAGGTTGAGGCTGTAATTCCGCTGACTGGTAATCCAGTTGTGTTAGTAAGAGTTCCTGATGCAGGTGTTCCAAGGGCAGGAGTTACAAGAGTTGGGCTTGTATTAAATACAACTACGCCTGTTCCTGATTCATCAGAAATTGCTAGTGCTAAATCTGCTGATACTGCAAGTACGGTTCCAGCGGAACCATTGGTAGTTATTGCCATATTATGATATCTCGCTTCCGAATAGAGAAATAGAAAGGTCGGTTGTTGAGCCATAAATATAAACTTGGTCAGCGGCGTCTAGTGTAATTCCTAGAGTGTAGGCGGTAGTTGAATTGGCTTTACTGGTTACATCGTAGGCAATATAGTGTTTTTGCGCCAAAGTTGCGTTATTAGGCTGAATAGTAATCCTGTAAGTTCTATCGCTGGCACTTACATTGGCAACTACTATGCTTGAAATAATAGTTTCAGTCGAGGCTGGAACTGTGTACATGCTCGCTAAAGATGTGGTAGTCGCTTGTTGTGCAAGCACCTTATATGATGTTGCCATTTATCCTCCTATTAAAAGTAATGGGCTTATTGTAGCGGATGCGTTTGTGGTGGCTGTTGCTAGGCTGGCTGTTGCAGAACTAGCCGATGCTTGAGCCGTTGTTACAAATGCAGAAATATCAGAATAATCAAGGTAATGAGTTGCTGATGTTAAAGCAGTATATGTGGAAAATGCAGTATCAACCGCTGTATAGGTAGCATAGGTCGCTGGTATGTACCAGTATTTACCTGATGCAATTATTGTTGAGGTTGTTTGGTTGATATTTGTATCAAGGGCATCTATTAGAACCTCTAACGATGTCCAAGTTGTATCGTCTACTAATTGAACATAAGTAGTTGCAATAGTTGGAAGTGGGCTTATATCTGCTAAATCCAAAGAGCCTCCGTTATACGGCACACTAATTGTGTAAGTTCTTCCTCCAACAAAAGACTCAACAACTGTATATGTATAGGGGTTTGGAATTATATCGGGGTCATTGGTGGCTGGTAGCGTTACTGAAAAAGCACCTGCAACCAAAGGAACCACTACGGTAGATGGAGCAACCATTACATTATCAATTCCTGAACGCAAAATATCACCAAGCGTAAAAGTAATCTGACCCGTAATAGCCGTCCCTGAATAATCAACATAAGCGCCAGTTATTGTTATTGTGCTTAAATTTGTTGGTAATGCCATTATGCACCAGCCAAAAAGAATAGATTTGTATTACTTAAATTTAGAACAGCATTTTTTGAAGCAAGAGCCGAGGCTTTTGCCGCTACTAAAGCGGTAGTGTTAGCGCTTGTCGCGTTAGTTGTAATTTCAAGAAGTGTTAAAAGAGTATTGTAAGTTGTATAATCAGCAATAGGTACATACGGTTCAGCCATTTTATAGTCCCATCAACATCAACTGATTAGGGGTATTGTTTTGGATTAGTGCGGCGGCGGTTGATGCCGTTGCTGCATAAGTCGCAGAATCTTCATCATAATCCTCGGCATCAACAACAATTGTGCGTCTTAACTCATCGGTTGTATAACGCGCTAGGAGCGCTTGATATTGGTCAAGGGTGATATAAGATGCGGATTCTGCTGTTGTAACGGCAGGGAGCAGGTCTGCAAGGTTTTGGGTGGTATTAGCAACCGATAGTGGTAAGGCAATCTGAGTGGTTCTACCACCAGTAAAGTTCTCAACTATGGTGTAAATAAAAGGTTGTGGTGTCACATCTGTATCACTTGTGCAAGGTAGGGTTAAACTTAATGAACCTGTTGCATCTAAAGTTTTGACAATAGCGGTGGGCATTAAAATAACATTAAGAGTTGTTTCTTTAAGAATGGTTTGTGGCGTAAAAGTAACTGACCCACTAATAGGGTTGCCAATTAAATTTACATAAGTTGCCTCAACTGTACAAGTTGAAAGGGAGGCTGGCAACGCCATGGGTTAAACCCCTTGTCGAAGGACTGCTACCGACTGAGTTGATGAGGCAACAACTCCATAAACGGCTTCATCTTGGTTTAATTCAATAGAGATATTTGAATCAATAGCAAGTTTGTAGCCATAAGATGATGAAGTAACTCCTGCGCCACCTAAAAATACTGCCTGACCACCTGCGGGATTTTGAATTAAAATAGTAGAACCATCTTTACCGCCACCTGAAGCGGCGACAGTTAAAAGGGTTGCGGTACTTCCAACGCTTACTATTGCATGGTTAATTGCCATTTGAACTCCTTATTAAAAAAGGGTGGCAACTCATCTCTGAATTACCACCCCTATAATTATTTGGTGGCTTTTTCTTTAATTTTGACTTGAGGGGCGTCAGTTAAGTAACGCTGTTCTACCAACTTCTCAACATACTTCCAGCCTGAAACATCTACTATATCCCCGTAATTTAATTGCTTTCCGTCAGCAATCATTGTCTTGAGAACAAGTTTTTGCATTATGCTATTCGGTAAATTGATACTGTTGTTGGAGCGGTTACAACTACTTGCCAACGAGATGCTTGTCCAGCAGTCGCGGCGGTTGTTGCAAGTCCTACGATTGTTACACCAGTTCCACCAGCCAAAGTAGCAACATAGGCTGCTAAGTTGATGTAACTAAACTTAAAACTTGTTCCTACAACTGAACCTGTTGCTGCAATAATCGCAGCCGCAGTCGGTGTAGTAATAGTTCTTGCTGTCGTAAGGGTCGCAGTAGTAATACCACCTTGCATACCCGCTACCGTATGTACCATTGAGGCACCATCAGCGATATTTGTTACTGAACGAATCTGTTGCAATTGACCAGTTACGGTAAGTCCACCAACAACTGCGTTGCCTCGCGTAATTCTATTAAACATATTTCTCCTTGTTTTGGAGAGGGAGAGGGTTTTTAGTCCCCCTCCCTACTCAATTTAATTAAGCGACTACTGAATCCCAAAACCAACCAAGGTCAGAAGCAATAACTTTATTATCAAAAGCCATTTCTGCTTCAATTCGGTCTGCTTTAAGTGATTCCATACGGAACTGTGAAGTACCTACTGTTGCGCCTAGACCGCCTGATACACCTGTCCATGAGAAAGAGTATCCAGCAGAAGGAGTCAATAAGCCTGGGGTTGGAGCAACATAGCAAAGAAGTGCTTTCTTACCTGATGTAAATGAATACGCGGCACTTGCACCTTCATTGTTTGTAGCCTTAACAGCCTTTGAAATGATAACGCGAGGAACATCAAACATTGCGGCTAACATATCGGCAGTAACAGTCTGTGAAGATGTGTACTTGATACGGTCTACGATGTCAGGGTGATTCTTTAGCGCACGGAATACATCGTATCCCAATACTAAAGTGTTTGGTTCCATACCAGTTGTTGAAAGAATTCCTGCTTTCGCATCTTCAATATCATCAATTGGGTCTGAAGCGGCATAATCTGACCATTGCTTTACTTCGTTTGTTGAAGGAGTTCCTGAAACACCGTCGTAATCATTAGCCCAAATAGAACCAGCGAAGAAATCTGTGTTCCATTGGATTTCCTTGCGAAGCATTAAACGACGAGTTACAAACTCTGTTGCCTCACGAAGAGGGTTTAGAGGTGCATCTGCGTTGTAAAGAGTTTGGTCATCTACATCCTTATGGAACGCAAATACATCTGCGCTATAAGAACCAGTTGAAAGACCGTAACCTCCACCAGCAGATTCAGTTCCACCAGCGCGGCGTTGAGCCTCGTCACGGAACCAATCGTTCTTGGTGTAGGTAAAGAATTTATCGCTCTTCTTATCGACAGGAATTACTGGGAATACCTTGTCAGCGATAAAGTTGTCCTGATTTTGAAGATACGCTACTGAAATGTTTGTCAGAATCGCATCAACATGGACTGAGTTAATACTTGGTTGTGGCATGAGTTATATCTCCTTAGTTTGCTCTAGTTGGGTTAGCACAGTTCACAACTGCGGTAATTACATCAGAACTTGCACCACCTGAGATGGCACTACCAAGAACATACTTAGTTGTATCTGTTGTTGTAACAACGCTTGCTTTTGCGGCTGATGTTACGCCTAGTAGGTCGCCAATAGCGACAGTTGCACCAGCGACTAATTTAGTTCCACCGACGATTAAAACTTCGGCTTCTTGTCCTGATGTTGGGGCGTTCTGCAACACACCGATTGGAATATCGGTTGCGGCTGAACAAGTAACAACTGTGTCAGTTGTACTTAATTTTACAAAAGTGTATTGAAGGGCTGATAAGTCAGCGCCAGCAACTCTTGTAATTTTTACTGAATAATTACTAAATTCAAATGCCATGGTCTAGGCACCTTTCTCGGATAGGTATTGGCTGTATAAGTCAGGATTTTTCATTGCTACATCTGAGAGCGCTTGCTCAAAAGACTTTGCAACTCCATCTTGAACGGCAGACTTAGCGAGCGTAGTCATACGCTCATAAGCATTACCTGATTTGAAGTCCGCAGATTTCCCAATTTCTGCAAAAATTGCTGCTGATTCAGCCTGTGCATTGACAGATGCAAGTAGTTCTTCAACTGACTTTGCAAGGTCTGCGTCTACATTTGATAGACGGCGTAGTGCTGGACCAACTTTTTCTGCATCGAGATTGAGGTTTGCCCAACCCTTTGCCTTTTCAACTGCTTCTGCATCAGCATGAGCATCGCGTTCCTTTTGTAGTTCTGCGGTTGCTTCTTCTGCTTGCTTGCGGAAGTTTTCAATCATTTTGACGACTGACTCAGGTGCGGACTTCATAAAGTCCATTTCCATTGAGGCTTCTTCTTCCATCTTTTTCTTTTTCTTATCTTCTTCAGACATTTCTTCGTCATCTTTTTTTGACATTTTCTTGTCTTTAGTGTGATAAGCCTTGGCTAATTCCTCTTCAAGTGCAGAGATGCGAGCCTTAGCGATGGTTAGTTCCTCAGTAGGATTTACAACCTGCTCTTCAGTAGCCGTGGTAGATGTATCCTCCATATTGGAGTCCTCCTCGGTGAGCGATTCGTCTAATACCCTCTGAACTTCAGATTCTTCGGCAGACTTCATTACAAGCCAGCCTTCGTGTAGATGAGCGGGATGGTCTACCCCGCTAGTTTCCTCAATGGCTAAATTCACCATTTTGCGAGTACGACCAGCCAATTTGACTCCTAACGAAATAGAAAAAGCCCTTTAGCAACGCGCTAAAAAACTAAATCGAGTATAAACATACGAAGAATACCATAAGCGTAATTTGACCCTTTTGTTACTTTATTAAAACCCTCGTTTGGGCTAGAGCCTCGGGCAAGTTTGGACAAATCCACATTGAAAAGGGATTGTCGTTAGCCCAAAAACGCGCTGTTCTGAAATGGAAGTCATCATCGTCCATTTTGCTCCACACAAAAAAGGCTTGGGAGTCATTGGGTAAATCAATTTGAATCCCTGCATATCCAGGGGGCGTAGTGACCTTGTTTGCCTTGAGATTCATTGAACTCAGAATCTCAATTGTGCTATCGATGATTGATTTCATCGCTTGTTTCTAGCAGGTAATCTTAAAATGTCCATGTCATCCATCCACTTTGGGTCATCGGCGTTACTGTCGAACTCACCATCGGTATCGTTTTCGTCATAACTAATCTTAGGTTTCTTACCCCTAAAGTTTTTTGGCTCAGAACTATCTTCACCCTCAGAGTCATCGGTGTTGTATTTACCACCGTGCGTTTTTTGGTCGTGTACGGTGCCTAGATGCTTGGCTAGGCTCAGGCTTTTTTTAGTGTGGAAGCCTTATGTCCAACAAGAGTTTCTGTTTCTTCCCCGTCTCTGTAAATACGGATAAGAACCGCTGGGTCATCTTTTTCAGCCTTAATGCTAAATGATGACTTTGGAATTCCAAGAACACCATCACGCATAATGTGTTCAATCTTGCCTCGGGCTGTTCCCCCTGATGCTTGCCAAGAAACCATGTCTCCAACTGCTAATCCTGAAGCCTTTTTCATTGCGTAAGCCATCTCGCGCATAGCCTTTTCAACCATTGACTTTGCATAGCCTCTAAGACCTGCGATTCCCTTTTCATTGACTTGTCCTTCAATAACGGCGTACTCGTCGTCCTTCATGCTCTTCATAGGACCATTGCGGAGTTCTTTGAGAATCTTTATGTCTTTCATTTGGTTTCCTTTGGCTTCTTTTTCTTCGGATTCATAATTGTATCAACATGGACAGAATTGACTGTGGGACCGTCATCTTTTTCAACTGCTTCCATATCTACATATAAGCGTTCTGCTCGTCCACCAATTGAATAACCAAGGATTTCTCCGTTTTGAATCTTCTCCCATGCCCACTCTTCCCAAATAACTCCAAGAAATACTGTGTTTGCAGGATAAGTATGATTGACCATAATTCCACTTGGGGTTGTAATAGGAACTGTTAGTTCGTATGGGAATGACATAACTTCGACCCATTCACCCGCAATGGTTTCACGATTATGTTGCAATCGAATACGGCGGTCATTGCTTCGGACATAATCCCAAACTGCTCGTTGCAACTCTTCGGCATCTGTCCACTCATTATGAGCATCTAATCTGTCAGGGATATACATGGCTCCAAGGGTGTATCGCTTATCGCCTTCAGCCTTGGAGACCTCGTAGGAACCGATTGATTTAGCCATTGTTTCAAAAGCATCAGGGAAGGTCTTTTCAGCCAACTCAGGAGTTATCTCTTCAAAATTGCCCTCGCCAAGAACGAGGTATTCGGCAATCACATCAGATGGCGTCCAATTAGGCGCATCCCAGCGCTCCTCAAGAATCTTGTTTGGCTGTACCTCAAAGTGCCAAAGAGTATGTGGGTTATTACGGTAAAAGTTTACAAAGTATCGCAATTTATTAAGCCCTCCTCTCAGGGGATAGTTTACCAACTGGGGTTGATTTAATCAAGCCCGCCTGTTGTGCTGTCTCGAACTGTTGCAATATGAGTGTCCCAACCCCAAGGACTGTTGCATAGTTAGAAGGGCGTGGGACTCGCTTGGCAATACCCACCATCTTGTTCCAAGTGGACTCTCGAACTGAGTCATCTTTGGACTTTCGATAAACCTCATAAACATCATGCAAAGCCTTTTCCTTAATTTGGTATGACTTTGGAGTGTGTACTTGAACCTCAACTCTAATGCCGTCGCGCTCTGCCTTTAGATTGACTCCATCATAGGGGTCGCCCGATTGCCAAAAATTCTTAACACGAACTTTCCACCCAGTTTCTTCAAACGCTGAAACTGTGGACTTCAAAGTATCTGCGTAATCATTATCATTTACAGAAATTGTGTAGCGGTTAGCATCTGAGATTTCTTCTGCTGCCTTATTTCTATTGCCCTGAAATTCCTTCTCTGCATCTTGGTCAATTTTTCTTGAAAGAGAATCAGTTGATTTGATTCGCTGTGATAAGCCTTCAAGTCTTGCACCTGACTGGTCGGCAACCGCTTGAACTAATTTTGTAATTGCAGGTTCAGCGGCAACTGCTCTCTCACGAACTGTGCGAGCAAGTGCGATTGCCTCTTTTGATTGCCCCTGCTCAGGTTCTTTGTCTGCAACCATATTGTTTGCCCATGAACCATGTGTGCGTTGGTCATGCTCGCCATGTTTTTCAAGAGGCTCCCATAGGAGTGATTTCTTGGCAGGTGCATCAATTGCTTGACCTTCAAAACCATTATCTTTTGACCACTTTAATGAAATGTCTAATGCTTCTTTTGCTGTTACTGAAAGACGATAGACAGGCAACTCAGTTCCAGGATTATCAAAAGCAAAGGCAACCGCGGCTCCCCATGTGTGGTGTCCATCAACTACATAACCATCTTTGGAAATCAGGATGCGTTCATTCTTTGGAATTTCGCCATCTTCTTGAAATTTCTTATAGATAGCACCCGAACGAGCGGCAGAGATTTCTTTTTGGATTGGCTTCAAAGTTGTTGGGTCTACTTTTTCTTTTTCAACTGTAATGCCGTCGCTCTTTTCAATCTCTTCTAAAAAGCGAGCGCGTTCTTTTCCAGGAATCTGTGGCATATCCTTGCGGGCAATTCCCATACCTTCATCTCCGTAGAGCAATGTTCCTTCAATGCTCAATTCAGTTAAGTCAGGGTGGTCTGTGCGGGTTGATGCTTTAAGTAGAAATGCAGAAACATTTTCTTTTTCAACCATTGGGTGTTCGCCATTGTTAATCGCATCTGCAATGCCATCAGCCCACCTGCCGTGGGTTTTTTGGTCGTGTTTGCCAGGATTATGTTTAGCAACTTCCTCGTCTCGTTCGGAGCGAGCAACCATGGACTCAGCCCATGCAAATCCTGCATCTCCGCCCCAAGCATCCCAAGAAACTCGACCTGGAGATGGATAACCCTTTTCTCCCTGACTAAATCCAAGTGCGTTTTTATCTACTTCGTGGCGTGAGAAGAAAGATTTCATTCGTTTGAGAGTTTCTAATGAGACAGATTCACCTGAAGCCAACTGCGATGCACGGGCGCGACCAACTGAGGTAAACCCTCCACCAGCCTTGCCTTCGCCAATCCAATCCAACGCACGACGAGCCGCGGAGCGAACTGCCTTGGGCGGAGTGTTATCTGCCTTTGAGAATCTTTCAATTTGTGCAAGGCGCTCTTCAGCCTTTTTCTTTGATGGATAAGTTCCAAATCTGCGTCGTCCTGTTGAATCGTAAACCGTGAACTCGCCATCTTCTTCGCGAATCATCTTCTCAATAGGGTCTAGTTCAATCGGCTCAATTCGCATTTCATAACCTTGGGAGGTGAGGAAAGTCTGCACATTGCCAACATTGCTACCGCTAGATTTAATAACCTCTGCAACCATATCGGCTGGTAATGATGAGCCAAGGGATGTCAGGTCTACATCGTTAATTGAATCAACAAGAATCTCGAAGTCGTCCCAATCATCTTTTGGTGCCTCCATCTTGCGACGAGCCAACTCATTGAGGATTGTGTGATGGACTTCAATTGTTGCTGGAGAGGCTTGAGACTTGTGGATACGCTCATGAAGCGCGAGTAGTTTCTCAGCGCTTAAAGAAATTAACTTTGGGGCTATATCCGCCATGTGGCAATGATAGCGGATAGATTTACAACTGCTATTTAGTTTCCTGAACCAAGGTTAGTTTTTGTTCTACTACCTTATCCAAGAAAGCGACCTCGTTATCGTCAGGCAAACCTTCCATCTCAACAGGCATAGAGGCATGGAGTCTCGATAAGGCGTTTAGTCTTTCTTGTCTCTTCATGGAGATGAGTTTACCGTAGGAGCGGGCTTTTCGCGAGCCGTGCCGTCATAAACCAATCCATCGCCATCGCGGTCAATTGGACCCTGATTGATTGAGCGTCCCTCTTTGCTCAAGCCCTTTTGATACTTCATGTTCAGATTGTTCAGCAATCTTGCCCCAGCCCACGAATAAACGGGTTTTCCTGTAATGCGATTAGTGCCTGTTTGGACTCTATCTTTGTAGCCAATCATCAAGAAATCATTTGGGATAGGAAAATCATCAGATGTAATCTTTTTGGTTGTATCAAATTCTCTTGTTGATGGGTTGTATCCAGTAACCATATTTGAAATTAAAGAATCAAATTCAATGCGGTTTGCTGAACCCTCAGCAAATTCATTAGAATTAAATGCTCTTCCCTTTATCAACTCGTTTACATTGTGACCCGTATTTCTTTCGTCAAAGTCAAACCCTGATTTAGCCCAATGGCGAGCGCCATCCCATGCGGTGCCTACATCAATTCTGCCTATTCCTACGGCGGTATACCAAGCCTCTTGTCGGGCTATAAACTTTGAGCCAAAGCCAACACCTGCGTACTCATCCTCCATTTTGAATAAGTCATGCTCCACAGCCCAAATTTCGTTGCCTTCTTTGTCCTGACTTTTGTAAAAGCCGCGTTGGAACTCTCCAGCATAGTTACCAGCATCATCGGTAATTTCACCAGTTACAACTAGCCTCTCACCATCAAGATAAATGTTATTTGTTGATGAACTAAGAGTGGTGGCAACCTCACCCTGAGCATTTTTAACATCGTAAGTCATGGCATAAACCTCGTCAAAGAAGGGATGCAACTCTTCGGGGTTAAATTCTTCAGTATTTTGTTCTTGCCACAATGCTGCAAGAGTGCCGTCATCCGATTCAATAAATTCTTGAATCATCTCATCTTGGATTTTTTCGTATAATCTATCTTTCAAATCTTGATTTGCTTTAGTATTAGTAATTGGGTCCTCGTAATTATATTTAACTTCACCCAAAGCCTCATCAACCCGCTCTCGAATCCCATCAGTTGCTTGGGCATATAACCCTGAATCGTTATTAACCATGAGTTCTAAATCTGACATATCAGCCTGTTCCGCAGGGGTCAGAGCATTTTCTAAATCTTGTAGTGAAGGACCAACGCCTTCCATTTCGTTAATAAGTGCTTCTTCTTGCTCGGTATTACCACGCGCCCAGTTACCATGGCTTGCTTGGTCATGACCACCAGCATCATGTTTTAATACTGGCTTTAATCCAGCCTGAAAGCGGATAACTTTTATTTTTTGGAATACGGCTGGAACAGCCCAAAACTCTTCAGGAAGCAAGGCAACTTTTTGGTCAGCGAACTGCTTGCCTCTGTTGTTAAAGAATGAATTCTGTCCTCGAGTCTCAGTCGTCAGCGCACCGCGAGCCTTCTGTGTAAACATCTGAGAGTGATGTACCCATGCGGATTCTTCGCCATCTTGACCGAAGCCTCGACCAGTAGCCGCGTGTCCAAAGTAATCATGAACGGCTCTAAATTTATTGTTTTGAGCATCTGAGAAAAGTGGATGTGCGCCTGTTGTCTCTGTTTGCAAAACTTTAAGACTTCCACGGCTAACATCTTGAAACATTTCTTGAGATGTCTTGTATGGGTCACTTGCAACGAACTCAACCTTGACTCCTAGAGTCTTGGTCATGTAATCAAATTGCTCTTCTACTTCAGATGCTAACGCTTCGTATTCATCGACTGCATCTCTATCCATCTTTGGAAGATTCTCATAAATATCGGCAATGCGTGATGCGCGTTCGCGATTGGCTACAACTTTTGTGTAATCAATTGTCTCGTCAGTTTTTAAGCCTTTTTTGAAAGCGTACTCTTTTGCACCATCTCGAGCGCTTTTGACTGAATCAACAGGGTATCTATCCCCTGCCCAATTTCCATGTGTTGCTTGGTCATGCTCACCTTGTCGGTGTTTTTGTATTGTGTATCTGCCAAGGCAGACATGGCGATTTAGAGATTGCCCTCTATCGCTTGCAAGATTTCGTCCACGAAGGCGTCCTTCTCCTTCTCCGTCATTTCCTTGACTGGCTTTGGAGTTTCCACCAAGACGGGCTTTGTTTGTTCGCTCATCGACCTCATCCTTCATATAAATGTACGAGTCATTGACGACATCGTAGATTGCTTTTTGCTCGTTCTTGAAACCTGCTCGTACACCCTCTGACCGAGAACCATACCTTCTCGAGACATCTAAGTAAAGTTTTCCTTGCTCTACCCAAGCGCCAAAGAAACTGCCCTTGTTATCGAGCAACTCAGCATGGTCGTTGATGTAATCCTTCAAAGCCGTCCTCAAACTCGCCCTAGAAGCCCTCAGAGGCGCGAAATCAAGCACTCTCTCGGCTCCCACATCAGAGGCGATAAAGCCATCTTTGGCAGATTGCTTGGTACGGATGTCGATACTAAATCCTGGAGTTTTCTTCTCGCTTAACTTATCTATCAAGCCCGTGATGGTTCTGCCTTCAACTGTTTGTCCATCTACAGACATGTTCGCCCATGAGCCATGAGTCTTTTGGTCGTGGGTGCCGTGCTTGGTTACTAAAGTAGTAATCTCAATCTCATCGGAGTCTGTGTAAACATATTTACTACCCATCGTTTACCACCGTTACTTTGATTAACTTATCTTGAGTGCCTCTGACATCAACAGAACTAACACTATCTACTCGAAACTTTGTGTTTCTTGGAAGTATATGTTCGTTCTCTTCACGAATTCCCTCTGTAGGACCGTATCTGTCACTTACGCCCTTGAAGTAACGGTTCACAGATAAAACATTATTACCTTTTGGAACATTTATTTGTAGGACGGCACCGCTCTGTACTGGTCTGCTGTCATATCTGCCACCAAGAGCAGTAGACATGAAATTCCATAATTGTTTAGGTTCGGTTGTTGTGGAGACAAATCCTTTATCCGTAAAAGTATCTCCTACTTTGAGAGTATCAAACTTATCAACTCCAGTTGTACCTCTATAAAGAAGCATATCCCTTGGTGTTTCTGTGCGGGATATTACAAAATCTAAAGCATTTTTATAGTCTTGAACATCTGATTTATTCAGACCTGATTCATTACCCTCTTCCCATTTTCCAGTTCTCAAATATGTATTTACTGGTCCGTAAGCGTTCATTGTGTAATCTTCTACATAAACGGCTTGCTCTTGCGTTGAACCGTACTCGGCATGAAAAGTTACATCTGAATCTTTATATCCTATTCCTTTTGGAAGCGCCTCACTACCGTTAGCCCAACTGCCATGGGTTTTTTGGTCATGGGTGCCGTGCTTGGTTACATCTTCTTCATCACGGATGAAAGGAATTGTGTTGAATAAATTATGAAAAATCATTCCAAATTCGGTGCCTTTTTTGAGTACATGAGGCTCAACTAATTTCACTTCGATAACCGTAAATGTTGTAGGCTCTTTGCGAGTCCAAGAATTAACTGTGATGTCTTGACCATCTTTAATTGGTCTTGTCTGACGGTCATTTGTATACTTTACCGTAGAAGTCTCAATTTTAGAAAAGTTTCCAGTAGTGGCTCCATCTTTAATAATTTCATAGCGCACCTTAGCCGCTGGGTCATCACTCTCTATTCTGTCCCAACTTAGGTTCTTTGGGTCTTGGATTCTATATCCCGTTACTCTATCTTCACCAGGTCTACTTAGGTTGAAAGTTCTTGCGCTCACGGCACCTCTAGCCCAGTAAGGAGTAGTTACTGTTGAAATGCCTACTACTTGAAATTTACCGCTAGTAATAGTTTCAAAATCTGATGGGTAAAAACTTTTCTCACGCTTGACTGACACACCTTTTGCACCCTCTTGAATTTTTAGAATTACTTTCGTATCACTTGGCGTATATGCCCTGTCTGCTGCATACCATTGAGCGACGCCTAAAGAGCGAGTAGTTGAGACCAACGGCATATCAATTGTGTCGCCCTCTTTGAGATTAGTGAACTGCTCAAGCAATGCTTTTGACTCTGCATCACTTCCTGCCATACCTCTATACAAAGTTGGTTGCGGACGACCATTAGCAATTGCTGTTAGAACTGCCTCGGTTTGATTTCTTACTGCGCTAGTTGAAGATGCACCAAACCCACGCTGCGTCAAATAATTTTCAGAGCCACCAACATCTTTACTACTTTTAGGAACTGGCAAACCAAGCATCTCGCCCGCGTACTGACGGTATAAATCTACAAACTGGTCGCCATCAACACCATGTTCCCAGTTTTCCCAAAATTTATCGGTGGTTCCAGTTGCATTGCGAGGGCTTGCTGGTACAGGGTCTTTTGGATTCCAAGTTTCTAATTCTGATGAAATACCCGTAGCCCAGTTACCGTGAGTCTTTTGGTCATGCTCTTGATGCTTGACTACCCCTGACCACCCTTTAGCGTCATCTGTCAAAGAAAAAGAGTGTTCGATTTTGATACCGTCTTGAGAATAAGAACGAGCAAAATTTAACATTGCAGTAGCAATACCTTGGCGTTTGTATTCAGGTTGCACTTGAATTCTGTCTATTATTGCTCCCGCTTCGGGTACAACATTATTAGCCCGACTAGATTCAAGGTCAGCAATTTCTTTGACTCCTCCATCAACAAAAAGATAAGCCTTTGTAGTCATCGAGATGTCCCCATCTGATGTTTTTTCGTTGTCGTGAAGAAGTTTTATTTTTGTGCCATCTTTAGTTTCATAAATGGCTGTGATGCGATTGGATGACATTCCATCCTCGTCTACGGGGTAGGATTCATTTTTAATTTGTGTAATTCGCTGCTGAACTTCAATTTCTTTTGCGGAGCGCTCTGAACTATTAGCCCAATTTCCGTGGCTGGACTGGTCATGTTCTTGGTGTTTAATTACTGGACGAAGCCCAGGGGCGAATCTAATTACTTTTGTACTCATTTTGTTCCCCTGTCAGGTGGAACTATCACCATTTGGCAACGACAATGAGGGTGAACAGTAGGCAACTCAAGTCCGATAGAGAACACGCCATTCCAAGGTACCAACTCACCATCAAGCGGGGCGCAGATAGGGCAGGTGCGCTCATCTTTGGCTGTTACCCACATCTTCATTGAACTCGGGTCTATGAAACCTGCTTCATCGGCTTGCTTCCATCCCTCATAGCGACCCGCGTTTTGTGCAATCTGAATCTCGGTACGAGCAATCATTGTGGCTCTTGCACCGCGTAGGCGGTCAGCATATTTAGATGCAGAAGCAGCAGATGTTTGACGGGCTTTTGCTTCTTTCATTCCGCTTTTAATCAAACGCTCTAACTCACGCTTTTCAAACTTTGTTACTGCCTCTGCCCACTTTGGGTGTAATCCAATAATGTTTTTAATGCGACGAGCGGTAGCGCGATAATCAATCTGTTCGTTAAATGAATCAATAATAATCTTGCGAATTGCTGTGCGGGTTAATTCATCAATGTTTGTAATCAACTGCCCTGCTCTTTTAGATGCAAAGGCTAAAGAATTAGGATTAGTTTTATTAAATGACATTGAGAAGGTAACTGGCGGTGGCGTTGGGCTTGCCCAATCAGGAATCTTTGTAAAATCCATGTTAGCCATAGGAGCCTTGTTTGTAATCTTTACAGGCTTAGGGATAAATGAAGGTAGGGCTAATTTAGGCGCAATGGATTGAATCTGTTGAACTGCCTGTTGTCCGCCTATGTCAATAGATGTCATCAAGGCATCTTCAATTTGTTTTCTGTTTCCAGCGACAGAAATTGCATTGAGGAGGCGATTCAAAGAATCAGGGTCAAGGCGTTGGATAATACGCGCCAACTCTTCAACCTTGATTGTGTTAGTTGATTTACGAATAGCATCGTAGAGAACGCGGGCTAACGCCTGTTCCTCTGCTGTTAATGGATTACGACGGCTTCCGTCTCTGCCAAAGATTAAAGGCATTGTTAATCCACATCGCCGTCTAGCGGTTCTGCTCCTTCAGGAATCTCTAACTCTTCTTCCAATGATGGAGGTGCGTCGAATCCAGCCGTATCTGCCCCTTCAGGCATAGGAGGCATACCGAAGTTTGCTCCATCGTGTTCTGCTGGAGGTAGACCTGCCAACTCACGAAGATAATCTTCCAACTTAGGGTCAGGCATGAGAACCCCAGCCTGAGCCAATTTAGTTACAAAGTCTGAAATCTCAGTCAAATCAACATGGCTTACTTCACCGTATGTTAAGTACGGAGCGCGAGAGATGTCCATTCCGTTTAATTTCATCAAGCGAGGAATGGCGTACTGATTCATTACTTCTGCAATGTTTTTAGCAATTGAATCAACTGCCATTGACCATAAATCCATCTTGGATGAGCCAAGGGCGTAAGAGCCAACTCTGTCTGAACCTAAAAGAATAAAATCTGAAAGGATTGACATTGACATGCGCTGGTCATAGCGATTGATAATCTTGTCTGTATCGAACTGACGAGAACCACCTGATGAGAGCAACTGCAAGTCAAACATTTTATGTCCAGCATCGTCATACATCGCTGGCATAACAATGCCTTCTTGCTCATTACGCTTGATAGAGGTAACAATGTTTTGGATTGATGCCAATACCGCCGCTTGTTCTGCGCTTGCAGATGCAGAGAGATATTCGGGTGGTAGGTAGGCAACTGGCAAACCTGCTAAGTCGCGCTCAATACCGATTGCTTCAATCTCTTCAATACGACGCTTGAAAAACCAAGGGCGATAAGCATTACGAAGAATAGAGCGACCTTCAGGATTGTTCTTTGTTGTTACTGTACGGAAAAGCAAAGCCTTATCAATCGGAATTGTATGAACTCCACCTGAAGATGGGTCTACTTGCACCATGGCTTGAATTCCGCCATCTATATCAATTTCCCAACGGAATAAAGTCTCTTGAGCGCGAATAGGTAATTTGCGCCATCCAATTTTTCCGTCGTTGTGCTTGGAGCGCTTCTTTGGGTCATTGCTATCGCCCTTGCGGACTTTGTAAACAATTTCGTGATAAGAAAATCCAAAGACAAGCATTGAAAGAATTTGTGAAAGTGTTGCATCCCATGAATCGGACATGTCATGAATACAAGAGTCAATAAATGCTGCGTTTTCTTTATCTTTAGGGTTTGCATCGCCATCTGATGAATCATCGCTGTACGGGTCTACGCGCCATTCAAGACGAGTAACAACTTTTTCAATTGCATAAATCATTGACCCGATTGTTGGGTCGTTGTCTGCCATCTCGCGGTATATCTTTGCACCGCGTATACCTCTAAGATTGACGAGAAATTCTTCATAAACTGTTCCACCCGAACGGCGTAATCCAGTTGAGCCAAACTCCTGTAGGTCAGGTCTTTCTGCCATGTGTTGCCTCTCGCCTACTCTTTGTGCGCTAATCCGACGACAATTTTAAGTGCTTGCTCTTCGTCAAATCCTGCGTTTTTCAATTCCATGAATAACTCATGGGACTGAATAGCAAAACTGCTTAGAACGGAAATAACGCCATCATCAGGGATAAAGTCGTTATACACCTAGCGATTATAGCGCTACGCGAATTTAGCCTTTATTCTCCGTCAAAGACAAACTCGCGAGAATTCAAACGCAAGTTAGTAACTTCGATGGCAAGTTTACGAGCCATTTCTTTTGTACCCGCAACACCGTAAATCCTGTTTTCTAACTCTCCGCCAACTGCGTCGAATGAACGGAAAACAATTTTGAACGGAAGTTCATAAGGTTGCTCAGTCATTTCAATTTCAACATACTCGCGTAGAGCAATCTCATGAGAAACATAGGGTTTACCTAGTGCAGAT